GTATAAAAGATGTATCTCGGTGGATTTCGAATCTCGGAAAGACGCTACGTGAGAGACTGTGCTTCACTCATGCTGCCGGGTACATTTCGGAATTTAATCGCGAACTCTCACATGCAATCGAACTCTCCGATCGATTCCAACGTCAAGCACAATCACTTGGTGGTGCAGCTGTCGGTATTGCAGGTGGTGCGACTGTTGCGACTCAGCATGTGACAATCATCTCAAATGTACATATCGGTTCAGTTTCCTCGTCAGTTGACCTCGAGGACCTCGAGTCGACGATCAACCGTGCAATTGCAGAAGCAGTTCGGAGGAGATTAGGATGACCGACTACTGGAGAATCGGAACAGTATACCTCCCACCTACATGTTGGCCACGGACTGTACGGTACCATATAGAAAAGGACATTAAGGAGATTTCGACATATCTTTACCTTCCTCTCGCTTTGAGCCTTGGACCAATGATCCCACGTCTCGACTTGGAGGGTTTCTTCTGGGAGCCAGGACTTAGCCAAGACGAGCTCGAAGAGAAGTACATCAAGCCGTTCATAAACATGGTCTGGTACGGTTCGACGACTAGACGGGTGCTTTTCGACGATAACGGTAGTGCTTTCTGGACAATGGTCGAGGGTTCGGGGTCAGACGATACCTCAACTTACGTCAGAGGACGCAAGAGCTTCAAGATCTCGGTCTCAAATGAGTTCGTTCACCTCTACCATGACTGGGGCGAACCTCAGAACTTCCTCTATCAGGACTTTGTTTCACTCTGGTTCCGTGGTCGAGGCACGAACGACTACATTTACCTTTACTTCTGGAACGAGAACTACGATAGCCGAACGAACGGCTACTTTTTCCGATTCCGAGATACGAAGTCCAGTTGGCGACGAATCGTCATACCGAAACTTTGCTTCTCAAACAAGGGTTCACCAGAATGGAACAGCATCAAGTGTATCGAAATTCTGTCATCCGTGAAGCATACTGGTACGTTCCATCTTGATCGTCTTGCTCTCGGAATTGGTGCACATATCTGGTGTCCGTTCATGCGTTACGTCGGTATCTGGGTGCTTCAACAGTTCGAATACGAGGATTCCTATCGGTTCGGTAATCAGGCGTTCTATTACCGCATGACGTTCCTAAATCAGGACGACCATTACTGAGGTGGACGACAGTGTACGGAGCTCGTACGACAGCCTACGACTTGTATATATATTCCATGAAGAGCTCCATAAGTTCCATAACTTTTGAATATAAGTTTGCCTTCTGTAAAGGTGAAGGTTATGTTAGTTGTGAAAGCTCCTGATCCAAGAGAGCAGTACAAGAAGACTCCAGCTAAGAGAAGAGTAAGAGAGACAATCGAGGTCGAAGAGATTGAACCCATAGGTATAGGAGATGGACGAGAGAGAGTCTTCTACCTTCCATCAGGGAAACCAATTCGGGTGTTTGTTAATGGACGAGAAGTCAAGGACGTTGAGATAAGTGAAGGAAAGTTGACCTTCAGAGATCCTCCAAGAGGATCCATAGCGGTTCTGTTGAGACGAGAGAGAACTATCCTTCGGTGGATAAGGTACATAAGAAGTAAGGAGACAGAGGAGGGTATCGAATCCACCATCATTCGATGGGGAGACTTCTTGGATGAACTCAAGAAGAAACTACGCTATCGACCACTGAGTGAATGCGTCCAATTAGCAGAGGAACTTATCGGTAAGAAGCTCTACGTCTTGACTAAGGAGAGAGTCATCTACCACATCAGGAGGACGCTCTTTGGAGAGACAATAGCTGCAAGTGGAGTCATGGACACTGTTGAGAGCCTGGAGGAGGACTTTATCAAACTAGGTCGATGGGGACTAGGATGCCCAAACAATTGTGGAAGATTCTGGTGGTTCGTTCCATACGGAGATGGATGGAAGCCAGCTGATCCAGCAGCTTACCTCCCATACACTGATCCTGAGACAGGTGAAGTTCGGAACGGCTACCTCAACTGGCAGGACGATATGAGTTTTACCTGTGATCGATGTGGAGCCAAGATCAAGCTCGAGGTGAGTGAGTGATGGCAACCGTTACTGCGTATCGGTTGAGGGAGCCCGTTACGAGACTTGTGATTAGGCCGAGTGGAAAGACAAGGCTATGCCTACCGGCGGACTATGCGAATAATAAACTCTTCAGATGGAACCAAGAAGTTACTGCTTCAGGTTGGAGTGTTCAGGGTAATCCTTACGCTGATTTCGTCAGATATGGCGTTGGATCAGTTATAATAAATTCCGGCTCTCAAGTGAAATTACATCGCGTTGGTTACACCGTTGTTTGGGACACCGTTTCTTGGAACGATCTTGTAGGTTTCTCAATCGACACGGTAAATCACATGTTTTCTATTCAATTTATACTCGACAACGATAAGGAGGAGACTCTCGACTTCAGCAGCTATACGGAGGGAGCCGACGGGTCGCCGCTGATATACGACGATGATGAGAGTTTCTGGACAGCGATAGGAATAGGGTCGGGAACTGTTCAAGTTCCGACACTTAGTGAAGAACTCACAGAAGTTAAAAAAGGAACTAGCTCACTTAAAGTAACTGTAAATACAACAGGAGGTAGTTATGCTGGCTGGGCTATTTATCATGACTATGCAACATCTCAAGATTGGAGCTCCTATGATTTTCTATGCCTCTATTGGTATGGAGCAAATTCAGGCACAACAATAAGAATATATATTCCCGCACCCGATGGAGCAAATCAATTCTATTATGATCTTATCGATAATTGGACAGGGTGGAAGCGACTAGTTATTCCGCTTAGAGCTTTCTCCACTTATGGTTCTCCAAGCTGGAGTAATGTCACAGCGATAGATATAAGAAGCCAAGCTGACCCCGCCGATGCAACATACTATCTCGATCGCACGCTGGTCGATGTGGGGCAGTGGGCTGTTGTTGAGATATTCGTTCCAGATGTTTTGAAGAATGATTCATACGGTTTCTCTCTGTATAGCTGGAATGGATCAGAATATGCGATCTTCTTGGCGTATAACCCCTATAACACTGACGACATCGGAACAACGGGCTGGCACAATCTCGTGTTCCTCGATGGAACTACTTCTTTAGATATTTATCCAGGAGAAGGCTACATGATTCATGGACGAGGAGAAGTCGGTTCGAGAGGCGAAACAATCTCAGGAGTTCGAATGCAGAATGCAAGCTACAGCTCCTACTACGGCTGTCGCCGCCGTCTCGGATTCGCTTTAAAATTACCACCCGACGACGGCCAAGACGCCAGCGACTATGGCATCTCACAGTGCAAGTTGAAATTGGAAGTCTATTACAGTGAAGACGAGAGTCGACGGATCGTCTATGACAGTAGCGGATACGGAAATAACGGTACTATCTACGGTGGCCCGACCTCTGTTGACGGTCGATTTGGACGTGCACTTTACTTCGATGGCGACGATTGGGTTGATGTTGCCCCAGGTAGTAACATACTGAACCTCCGAGAGAAAGTCACTGTATGCACATGGATAAAGATAAGCTCAACGCCGCCTGGCTATGTGTTCGCTTATGGCTCCGGCTTTTGGCCGCATCTTCAACTTGGCCTTGGGCTCAGTGGTTTGCAAAACTACACTGAGATCGAAACTGAAACCTCGTTTACGAATCTCTACGGTTCGACCGTTCCGCTGAATCAGTGGACATTCATAGCAGTGACGTATGATGCGTCCACAGGTGATTTGAAACTTTACAAGGATGGTCAATTTGATGCATCAACTACGCATAGCGGCAAGTTGTGGGAGGCGAATTCCTTCAAAGTTGGTAGTAAGTACGATGCCACCTTTAACTTCATAGGTTGTGTTGACGAAGTACGAGTCTACAATCGCGTCCTTAGTGAGAATGAGATCAGGCAACTATACGAGGGTGTTAACATCACCGACGGACTCGTCCTCCACCTGAAGCTAGACGAGGAAATCTACTACGGGTCCGCAACCTATGAATTCGAAGACAGCACTAACCAATACTATGGACTCCAGAACATTAATGAGCAGTGGCTTGCACTATTCAACCCTGATGACGATGAACTCGAGTTCTACTGCTTCGAGAAGCGTCCGACTTACATCTCCGTACGAGCAGATGAGAACGAGATCATACGGGAAGTGATAGTTGACTTCCCGAAGCCTACCATCATCTACAAGGGCAAGGTTACAGGGGTTGACTTTAGCGAAGACAAAGACGGCAACGGTGTCCCAGACGTGTTCGAGACTTACTTCCCGTACCTCGAGGAGTTCGTCTCTGAGAAAGAGGTGACGGTTGCATGACGTGGGAGATCTACATCGACGGTGAGATCCATTCTGGTTCCATAGTGAAGATAGTCGAGGAGCTCAACAACCACTCAGAAGCGATCATTCGACTCCCACGGTCACCTGAGAACATTGAACTCGTCCAGAGCGACAGAGACGTAGACATCTACTTCGACGACAAGAAGATCCTCTCTGGTAAACTGATGGCTGCAAAGTTCAAGTATGACTACATCGAATGTACGATCTATCCAGAGGCTGAGGACAAGCTTAAGAACAGCATCATAACGGGAACGTACGAAGACGCATCTCCAGAGACAGTCGCACAAGCGATATGTGATGCTGCAGGACTTACACTCGGATCCGCTCCTTCAACTCCAACTGTGAGTGTACGATTCGACCATGCTGTCTGTTGGGATGCTCTACGCCACCTCTGTGACGTCATCGATAAGGACTTCTGGTTCGACGGATCGACAGTCTACATAGGAGACAGAGGAACATCAGTCGGAGAAATCGTCCCACAAGGTCTTTCACGTCGAGCAGTCGATCGAAGTAAGGTTAAGAACAAGGTCATCATCCGAGGAGTGGACAAAGATGGCAATACAATCTACGGTGTAGCTCAGACAGGTGCTGGAGACAGAGTCATCGTCTTCACAGAGAAGAGAACTATGACTCAAGAAAACTTGAATCAGCTAGCACAGACGAAGCTCAAGGAACTGTCAAAGGAGGCAACTGGAGTAGCTTTCGATGTTTCACCTGATGTCGGAGTCAGTCTCAATGTCGGTGACACTGTCTACATCAACGCTGAAGAACTCAACCTCGTAGGCAACTTCCGTATCTACCGGTTGACGAGAAAGGCAGAGAAGACCATCGTCGAAATTGACCGACCTGAACTTGTACTCGAATCCGTCTTCGAGGACATGCAGAGACTCGAAGACCTTGGCATCTACCCGGTAAGTGCTGAGCAGCTTGACAATCCACCTGGACCACCTGCAGCACCAACTGGATTAACTGCTACACCACAGATCGGAGCCATTCTCCTTAAATGGAATGCTAACACCGAGGCTGACCTCGACCACTATGAAATCTATCGAGACACTTCAAGTCCTGCCTCTACTAAGATCGCTGAAGTCCACGCTACCTCATACCTTGATGAAGACGTCGAATACGGTGTGACGTACTACTACCGGATCAAGGCAGTCGACAGAGTTGGCAACAAGTCGGACTTCTCAGCTGAAGTCTCAGCGTCTCCACGTCAAGTCGAGACACCTGACCTTGAGGATCAATCAATTACAACAGATAAAATCGTCCCCGAAGCTGTTACAACCCCAATTCTTGCTCCCGACGCTGTAACAACCGAAAAGATCCAAGACCAGGCTGTCACTGAGCTTAAGCTTGCGGATCTGGCTGTTTCGACTCTGAAAATCCAAGACCTAGCTATAACCGAAACGAAAATTGCAGACGACTCGATCTCAACTCCCAAGCTTCAAGCAAATGCAGTGACTGCAGCAAAGATTGCTGCAGGAGCCGTTACTACTGAGAAACTCGATGCACACGCTGTTACTACGCGAAAACTCTACGTCTATCAGGTTCTCCTCGACAGTCCCGGATTTTCGGCTTCAGGTGGTGTACTCTCTTGGAATAGTTTTACACTTACCTATCAAGGCGTCGACTATGAGATCTCCTCTGGTAGCACTTCTGACATGTATATCTACTGGAAGGAAGGTGATACATTCCTCTCAAGTAGCAATACGAAGCCAGATATCGCATCTGATCCATCCATCCATATGATTGCGGTATTCGACGCTTCAACCAACACTTTCTGGGAAGTTTGGAAGCCAACGGTAGTTCACGGCGGCATGATCATTACAGAGACAATTAGTACCGAGGAACTGGCTGCAGATGCAGTCACAACAGAGAAGATCCGCGCCGAAGCAGTCACAACAGCGAAACTGGCAGCTGGAGCCGTAACGTCTGAAAAAATTACTGCCGACTGGATCACAGGTAAGAAATTCCGCACAAGTGGAAGGGCGACCCCAGCAGCTGGAGTGGAATTTGATGACAACGGTATCCGAGGGTACGGAGATGCGACGACGAAGACATTCGAGATCGAGGCTGCAACTGGTGACGTTAAAGTCTACGGTTCACAACACTTCATAGTGGCGGATGAGACTGGAACATCTATCGGTTACCTCGAGCATACAAGATACACGTTTGACTCGACTGACTATGACACCGCGAGACTCGTAGCACCTTCACACTCTGCTGCAATTGAGGCATCAGGCTACTACTTACTACTACGACAAGATGGCAATTGGATTATAGGTGGTGACCCAACCATCCTTCCAGTAAGCGATCTACAAGTGAGGATCGGTGACAATTCGCATCGGCTGAAGGAGATTCATGTTGAAAGCCTTTACGCTGAGAACCTCTCTGGGACGATCAATATCCTCAACTCCGATCTCGATGCTAACAGTCACAAGATCTACAACTTGAGTGGGTTAGAGCCAGATGGAACTGGGACACGAGACATCGGAACTTCTACTCTTCAATGGAAGGACGGTTACTTCGCTGGAACAGTCTACGGTGGATCAGGAGACTTTGGGAGTCTGTTGATTGGTGGGACTGAGGTGATTACAGGCTCGAGAGTTTTGCAGAATATCGCCTCGATTAACGTAAACCTACTTCCAAGTGATAACGATTTCTTCGATCTCGGCTCGGAGTCTTACAAGTGGCACAGGCTGTTCCTTGGCTCTACAGATGTCGGCCTGAATGCGGGTGGAAGCATAGTGATCGGCGATGACACGAGCAATCTGAGGATAGATGACAACGAAATACAACAATACGGGAATTCCCTTTATATTAATATCGATTCCCATGTAGACACGATTTTTGGATGTAACGTAAGACCTCATTCTGATAACGCCTACGACCTCGGCTCCTCCTCATATCAGTGGCGTAACCTATACTTGGGCAATCAGCTAATCATAGGCGGAGATGTAGTCCTCTATCGTGGAGGAACCAATATCCTTGAAACCGACGATCAGTTCCGGATCAGGTATGCTGGGTCTTGGGATCAACTAGTCTTCGATACGACCTCTGCAGACTCACGAATCGCAAAGGTTAAGGTAGGAAGTAGCAATAACTGGCTTTGGTTGGACGCCTACGCTGATACAGGCTACCTCGCAGTAGTCGGTTTCTTCCGCGGTGTTGTCGATGGTAAGCCAAGAATCCGATTCTTAAAGGGTGATGGTCAGCCCGATGGTGGAATTGAAGTTTTTCCACGGGAAGGCAAAATAGAGTTCGATGGTGACACTAATCTCTACCGCTCAGCCGCAGACGTGTTGAAGACGGATGACAACTTCGACTGTTTGGCCTTGAGGATAGGTGGAACCGAGGTCATAACTTCGGGGAGGGTGTTGCAGAACATAGCTTCCGTAGCTCAGAGTTTGCTTCCCGATACGGATAATACGAGGGATTTGGGGAGTTCGAGTTACAGGTGGAAGAGAGGATATTTTTATGAATACCTCTGGGTCTATGAGGTCCTCCGTCCTGGCATAGTGGAGAGGTTTGGTTCTTGGGGTAACGAACCAACGATACCAAGGCTCAACAACGTGTTGGCTCTAGCAGATCAAAGATTTACCGTAACGGTTTCTGCGACGCCAACTAGTGGAGGCGTCGCAAATATGTTCGACCACTCTTTCGAATCTAGCACTAGGTGGGATACCACCGTAACATACCCCGTAACGATAGAAATCGACTTGGGGGGCACATACCACTATTTCACAGCTGTAGGTGTCTACTTCGTTTTCGGTCGATATCCGGGGTATGTTAAGATAGAGATCTACAACACCAACACCTCGGCTTGGGAAACGTTAAAGGAGGTTTCTGGAAATACGAGTAGCCACGTCTACTGGGTCGGAGGCCAAAGCTATGTTGGGAAGATAAGGATAACACTAGACGAGCCAACAGCTAACCCCCATAACGAAATCGCGGTCGCACTTATTTACGCTGAGTCATCGGCTCTAATGAAGGTAAAGGGTGGGGGTCATCCTCACTTTCCTGACCTTATGATAAACGGGTATGAAGTAATCACGAGCGGAAGGATTCTCCAGAATATCGCTTCAGTAGCACAAAGTTTGCTCCCGAATTCGGATAATGCCTATGATCTCGGCTCGTCGAGCTATAGGTGGAGAAATGTCTACCTCCGTAGCAGACTTTACATTTCTGGTACGGGAAACTTGGAGTGGTCTCTACATTCGAATGGAGAACACCTAGAAATCCGAGAGCCAGAAGACGGCGACAAAATCTGGTTTAAAATGGAGGACGGAGTGGGAATACATCTGAACCCGGATGGGACTCAGGTTCTATCGATATTAACTGGTCAAATAACCCCGTATAAGAGCATAGTTCCGTCTTCCGATAATGCTTTAGACCTCGGCTCTTCAAGCTACAGGTGGCGCAACGGCTACTTCTCCGGTAACGTCAACCTCTCCGACACCTCACTCCTGAAGTTCGGAACGGATGTCAACCTTTACCGTGAGTCGGCTGATGTACTTAAGACGGAGGATAACTTCAACTGCCTCTCTCTTAGAATTCGTGGCACGGAGGTTATCAACCAAAACAGGCGACTTCGTAACATCGCATCTGTCGAAGGACCTTTGCTCCCAAGCTCGTCAGGCGCATATAACCTTGGTTCAAGCGTTTACAAGTGGGACGAGGTACACGCCAATGATGTTTATGGCACCGTCCGCTATGCCGATATGCACTTCCTGGACTTAAGATGTAAGCTATGTGGAAAGTCCTTTAAGGTGGGTGATCGACTTGAACTCATCGTAACTGGCTTCGAGGAGGATCCAGTCACGGGAACCGAGATGCTTGCGGTTCCCGTTCACGTTGGATGTGCAGTTAAGAATAGTCTTTCCAAGAGAGTAAAGTCCTTCCTAGGGTGGTTGATATGCCGTATAGCTGGACGGAAGACATAAGTCCAGGTGCATCGATTGACGCTGCAGACATCAACGAGATGAAGCAGGCGTTAGACGATATCTACAGTGATCACTCACTTACGTACCCTGGATGCGCCTCGGGTGCCGGGTGGGTAGCCTTGCCTGTTAATCCGGGTGATCCGATCAGTTCAACGCAGTTCTATGAACTCCGAGATCGTACCGACTACGCTTGGGAGGAAGTTTGCTGCACCGGCCACTGTGAGGTTGCGTTTTCACCCGAGGATACTGCTGAATACACGATGGATGATCCCGGTTTCTACGTCACTGTAAACGACTCGCAAAATGCACTTGAGGACTCAGCTGCCCGCTCAGCAGAAGACTACGGTGAACGCGTAAGTGAGGACGTTGGATATGATGTTTCGGTTGACTCCGGTGATGACAACGGAGCATACTCTGGTCATCGGTATAGCCAGAACATTGGTGCGGATTCAGGTGTCGATAACAATGACCATGGTACATATGACTCCAATGAGCATACTACCTTCAGGAGCACTTACCATGCTGATTACGATGTCGGAGAGAATACAGGCTACCGTAGCACTGATCACGACTCAGTCAACTCACCTCACAACTCGAGCGTCTGTAGCTCCTACAAGGCGTATCACGACGTCCCGTTAGGTGTTTAGAATGCCGCTTTCGTGGACACAGGACATCAGTTCCGGTGCATCTATTGACTCAGCTGACGTACAGGAAATCCGGGACAACATCGACGCTGTGATCGACTGCAGTCCAGAGTGTAGTGCAGATTACATCTCAGTGGAGTCCGGATTCGATATTGGCGTCTACACTACCGAGGACTACAATGCATATACCACAGCATACACGAATGTAAAGTCCGGAGAGGACATCTCGGTGTTGACGGGATATGATGCCGATGTATATGTGGGCGAAAATACCTCCGAAGACAGTGGGAAAAACTCTTCAGTCGATACAGGTGACTTCGTGTCTGTTAAAACCAATTACGACTCCGGAGAAAATGTTGGTGATGATATCGGCTACGACTCCACCTACAAAGCGGGAGTGGACGGGGAGGATTACGGTGACTACAACTCATCCTACGATGGAGCCGTCGACTCCAGCGATTATGGGGATCACAACTCACCGTACAATATCACGGTCAAGTCTTCCCACAATTCAGGGGTGACATGATGGAAGCGGCAGAGCTACTTACAACGGGCTGGTGTCCATTGAACTGTACGTATTGCTACATTCCGAAGAGCCGGATGATGATCCATCTTCACTCACGCATTCGAGGGTATCTTCAGTCCGGTGAATTCATCGAGGATCTTAAGCGTTTCTACGGTGGCAAGCTCCACTTCCTCGGGTTCTGGGGTACTGAGCCGCTCTTGACTCTCTCGGACATCAAGCCACATCTACCCGAGATAGTAGAGGCGTTTCCAAACCTCGAAGCAATCAGCTTCAGCACGTCGTTGCTGTACCGTCCACTGGAGATAGTCGACTTCGCTGCAGCTATGCCGAGGAAAATTCAGCTTCGAGTCCAGATAAGCGTTGACGGTCCAGCTTGGATTACAGACCGCAACCGACGTGTAGGAGCTGCTGAAGAGATTCCACGGAACTTCGAAACAGTATTGAGGGAACTCAATGCGACGTCGACGTGCCCAGTCGAGTTCCGGTGGAAGGTGACGCATTCGATCGAGAACATCCGAGGCTTCACGCCGGAAAGGGTGAGAGGGTTCATCGGTTACTTCAAAAGGCTAAACGCAACTTTCGACAGAGTTAACCGGAGACGAGATGTCACTCTGCGACGTGGGAGCTTCTGTCCAACCATAGTGGTTCCAGGGAAGTACACCGCAAATGATGGCAGGGCATTTGCCAGATATCTACGTCTCTTTCACGCTGAAAACTTCGACACTAGTTATACTTATCGACTCCGGAGGATCATAGACTTGTTTCCTGACATTGCGAAGACTCGGATGTTCACATGCAGTGGCGGCGACAGCAATGCCGGGGTCGGATTCGGGAAGTTGCACATCTGCCACAGAACGTTTTACTACGATTGCCCGGAGTACGTAGAGAGCATTGTGACTCAAGAGCGATACAAGAACTGGGATGTCAGTCACTTTGAGGAAGGAACTGTAGACTGGGTCGCAAGGTGGTTTATCACTGATGATGTCCCTCGTTTCCGCTATGTTATGAGAGGTTACCACGACTTCTGGAGATTCAAGATCAGTTATACTGAGACTATGGTTCAGTTGCTTGCGAAAGTCGGCGAAGCGAATCCGAGGTATCTTTCTGACCCTGGATTTAGGCAACTCTTCGCCATCTTCGAAAACGTTGCGCTGAGTTGCCCGATGGAGAATCTTCTCAACACTGGGTCTATACACCTCCAGACTTTGAGCCTTATCCGCATGTTTGCGAATGGAGCTTTCGAGGAGTTGGTGGAGCGATGCAAGAGAAGATGATCGAGTACATCCTCGAGAGGACATTCTACAAGACCTGGAGAAACGGCGAAGGGTTATTCAGTAAGCTCGAGCTCTTCGTGAATCCGTATTGTAACCTCCGATGTAAGTACTGTTATCTGCAACGTTACAGTGAAGGGCTGTACCCACCAGAAGCGAGGAAACCACCGAGAGAGATACTGTCCAATGGACTGAGAGTCCTTCGATGGTTGAAAGCGAATGACTTCCGCCCTGAGATCGAGATTTTCAGTGGAGAGCCCTTGATTCAGCCAGCCTGCATCGAACTGATGGTTCGAGCTTCTGAAGTTGCGAAACAGGTAGTTGTGCCAACGAACTACACCTTCCTGCTCTCCGAGAGGCTTACGCGTTTGGTGGAGTCTACACTTCGCCCGAACATCGTGCTCTCCGCAAGCTTCGACGGTAAGTACTGCGAGCACGCAAGGCCATTCAAACACGGACCCGAACTCCGGGACGATGTCTACTACGACAAATGTTTCCAGTTCAACGCAAAACATCGCTTTGGTTTTCACCCGATGGTCGCTCCGCAGAACATCGAAAACTGGACTGAGAACTTCCTCTGGTTCCAGGAGAACTTTAAGAAATTCGGAATCCCATGGACGAATTTGTACTTGCTCGAAGTCCGAAACCCTGAATGGACAAAGTCTCAGCTTCGCCACCTCGATGAGTTCCTCCGGTTTCTTGTACGTTGGAGTTGGAAGAAGTGTCAGTCCAGTAACAGGCTGTTCCGTGAGTTCCTTTTCAAAGGACGCGGCTTCAATATTCTCAGTAGTCCCTTCGTTACCATTGGACGTGGGATTGGGTGCTCAATTCAATCCACGCTGACAATTCGCCTAGGTGATCTTGCAATAGTCCCATGTCATCGAACTGCATATAAGCCTTTCATCCTTGGGTACTTCAGAGATGGGATCGAAATCACAAATCCGGAGCTCTTCGTCGCAGTGTACAGTTTCGATCGCAGATCGCTACCTTATTGCGAGCAATGTGATATTCGTGAACTCTGTAGTGGAGGATGTCTAGGAGCACAGCTGGAAAGCCTCGGAGATATGTTCACTCCACATCCGAATGTCTGTTTACTTGAGCATATCAAGATTAATGCAATTCTTTCAGAACTTAATGAGATAGGAGTTCTCTCGTACCTAACTAAGTTTATTCGAACCGAGAAGCAAAAAGCGATCGAGGGGTGGATAAAGTGAGTTTTGAAGAGACGAAAGCAGTTCTCGAACGCGAACTTCGTTCTGAGCGATTGAAAGTCTATTTTGGCAAGAGAGTGCTGGACGACATCCATCGACTTGTCTCTCTGATGCTGCGCGACGTTACAAACCTGATGGCTGACAAGCAGGTCTCAGTAGATGATAAAACGATCGAAGACCTTAACAGAGTTTTGGACGCGATGATCGACGTCGTTTCAATCATACCTCTGGATGAGAGGGTCACAGACTTTTGTCAGAATTTCGCTCGTCTAGCATATAACTGGAACCAAAATCTACGACGAGATCGCTCAATCGAGAGAAAAACAAGGGTTCTCGATAGACTGCTACGTCAGCACTTGACGATCGTCGAAGCAACGAATGTCTTAAGGAGGCTTACTCGGCGGCTTGAGAGGTTCCTCGACTACTCTCCACCTGCCTTTCGTCTTGCACGACACTTTCTTGAGAGCGTCTTTGAAGAGCAGCAACCTCCCTGATCAATTCGTCTAGTGCCTCACCGACATCTACTGCCATCGCCATGAGCATCTGCCATCGACGCTGAAGTCGAGCTGCCTTCTGAATCAGACTCTGAAGCTCACTCATTGCTCTTCCTCCTTAGAAGGTACCCTACAGCTGCTCCGAGAGAGAAATTTATCAAATTTGTATTCCTAGTGTAAAAAGCGTACGCTACACTTGCTAAGATAACGACAGCAGCAACGACATTCGCTATCGTTGTCTTCGAGATAAGTTCACGGAAGCTCATGGTCTCACCTTCCGTTTGCGTAACAGTTCGTCGAGTGTCTTCAGCTTCTGCTTCCTAGCTTCACGCTCTTGTTTGCGTTGCTGATCGGCCGCTAGCAACTTTATTCTCTCCTTGACTCTTGCCTTCGCCCAATCGTCAAATGTTCCGTCGTCCAGCATGGACCTGAGGTCGTCTTCTTTTACGCTGACAGCAAAGCCGTCCCGTCCACCTTTCTCTTCGAAGAGTAGTGTCACAGTGCCCTCTCCGACTTCATGTATTCGAATCTTGTACTCGTAGTCGTTGAACTCACTCATCTATTCTCACCTCCAACACCTCTAACCGAGAAGAAAGAAGGTCAGCAAAGTGGATGATAGCCGAGAGTAAGTCATTCGGATAGACGGATGACCTTGACCATCCTCCCATGTGACTTAAGATTGCTCGTGCAATGTAAGTTGGCAGAACGTAGCCGGTTTCCTCTTGGAACATCTGAAGTCCACTTACCTCGTGACTCGCCCAACGGAATGGGTTGTCCTCGAACTTACCGTCAACTTCGACGTAGTCCTGAAGTTTACCAACGTCATGGAGTAGAGCTGCCACAATGACGTTCTCCAAATCTATGTAACCTACGATATGTGCGATCTTGACTGCCAGTTCAACGACGTTCAACGTATGGTCAAGTAATCCTCCACGATAGTTACAGTGGTGATACAGACTCGCTGGATAGTTCTCGAATTCCCTACGATGTCGATCGAAGAACTTTTCTAGGGCTTCTCGGAGACGTCTGTTCCGTACCTTTTGAATCCATCGCCGCAACTCGTTCCAACGGTTCAACTGTCGCACCCCTGTCGTACGTCTGTCGTACGATTGTCATATGATTTTCTTAAGATAATCTCCAAATGAGCACGTAATGTTCGAAAATCTGACAACGTAAGTAACACATATCCAACGTAACAGATGATAAATCCATAGTAGCCATGATGAAGAAATGGAGTACCTAAAGTTCCACTCCAGATAGGACTACTGATGATACTGTGACTTGCAAGCTTCCATGCAAACTCGAAGTACTGCCAGAAAGCTGCCCAGAAACCAACGTTGAAGAGGACGTGCTTCCAGAGCCTCATAGTGATCACTCACAGAACTGGACTGTACTTCTCGACTTTTGCCAAGTAGACCTTGTACTCTTCAGGTAACAACTTGACCAACTTGTTATAGTAGTCCTCTGCTTCCTCTCTACTTGTGAAGACTCTGAACCAGTTGATCGTCGAGACCTCGTCCTTGATCTCAACTGCCACGATCCAGAGTCCAGGTACATCAACGTTTATAGTTATCTCGTATGGTGCTGTCGCATCATTGTTCACGACGATGTCAGTGTCGACTGCTGTCGAGTCACTTTGCTTCAGGTACGGTATGTTAGCCAACTCTCTCACCTCGCTTCCTTCGTATCAGCTCCTCGAGATCACGTCGACACTCGTTACAGCACTGTAGCAATAAACTAACAGCGAAATCGTTTGATACGTAGTCTCGCCATGACCAAATTACTCGTCCACAGATTGGGCAGACTCTCCACGGCATACTTTCACCTCCCACCACTTCGGTTTCGCAACGAACAAGACGAACGACGGTCTCTCAACACATCGTAACATCAACAGATTCCCGATTTCTGTTACGACTTGAAACTTCCGATCGGGAAGGTCCCTTAGCTTTACAATAACTAATTTCGAGTTTGATCCATCCGATGTCCGTCTTGACGAGGAAGGCTGGCACTCCATCTTGAGCACGCTCAAGCATACGCTTTAATCGTTTACGACTAACTCTGAAGACTTTTGCTCCTTTAACATCGATGAAGAAACGTTGTCCGTCTTTTACTGCAACCAAATCGAACACATCAGACGGATTCGGTACAAGCGATACTTCAAACCCCAACCTGTGAAGAAATGCAAGTGCCTCAAGTTCGGTTTTCGTCCACGGTGTCTGTAGATTCCTCATATGCTTAAGTTTGTATCGACGTCTAAGAGAGGTAATCGACTCAACCGTAACACCGAAGAGATCCGCTATCTTTGCATAAGGGACACCATGTTTCATTAGGTGTTCAACTAGTTGAATCTCCGTCCTTGTCCATCGCTTACGGAACCGTATTCCGAGTGCACGGTAATACTTTCGAACTGCAGACGGAGTGATTCTCAGTTCGTTTGCAATCTTACAGACGGTTGCACCTTCACGTAGACGTTGAACAACGTACTCAGCTCGTTTCCTACCGTACTCAGTCGTTGCTGTGATGGGCAAAGCTAGTCCTCCGTTAGGACAACTACCTTACCTACACTTTCTATATTACTTGTCTTGCAGAAGATCGTGTGTGTTTCAGACCCAGCGAAGAGCAGTCCAAGGAAGATTGGCTTCGACGTGTCAGTAACAATCGCACTGCTGCTGTCACCTCCAGCTGAGAAGCCCCTCTTCTCGATAATAGCACAGTCCTCGAAGTGAACTACTCCTCGGCTGTATTGAATATCTCCAGACCACGTCGTCCCTATGACTGATCCTTCTCTCGTGTGGTTAGTAGTTCGTCCAAATTTTTGACAGACGTCCCCAATCATTGGGTCGCGCTTACCGTAAACCTTACCGATCTTATAGATTTCAGTCTTTACCTCAACGGTTGGCTGGATGATCGCTAAGTCGACTACGTTGTGTGGGTAACCAATCCACTCCCGAATCTTGTTCCTTAGACCGAAGAAGCTCCTGAATGGGCAGTTGTAGGCTCCGAAGTTGATCGGGACGTAACGCTTCAGATAGCCTATCGCATCACGAGGGTTCTTTCCTCCATCGTACGGGCTAGGTTGAAGGTACGGATCTCCTATCTTCGCTTTGTTCTCCTGTGCTCCACAGTGGTTGTTGCAGAGGATCACGAGCCTCTCATCCTCCTTGTCGATTGCAAACCATCCAAGCGTACACGCAGTACCCTTGTAGTGTATAGCTGAGATTCCAGCTACGACTGGTCTGACTCTGCTTCGCCATCCCTCGGCTTGAAAGGAAAGAGGTCGGATCGGGCCTGTCTCGACGACGTCGACAGGAATTCCCTCGAACTCCTCTGGGATGAGGTCGCGTTTACTGAGTGCCTCGACTGGCTCCTTCTTCGTTACGTAGACTCTCAGGACCTGCTCCTTTGGGTAGTACTTACCTCCTCTCTTTCTTGGGACGAGGCTCTTTTCGATGCTGTGGACGTTTTTCTTCTTCCTTACACATTTCCACAGACGGTCGTACACGCTCATCTCTCATCACTCCGAGTGCTTCAAGTAAACACTCATACCGGTTAATGCCCTTTCGAATGTACGACAATGCAAGTTCGTAGTCAGCTGGGAAGACAAGTGCGTCTGTCAACTTATTCAAAGCTGTATTGTAGAGATAGATCGCACAGTTCTCAACTTCGGCTAGATAGGCGTAGATCTGTGTCTGGATCGTTGCGTAGTCGATACAGTAAGTTCGTTCCTCCTCTGTACGGTACGTCTTGAGGTCACCAACAACGTCCTCCTTCAGTAAGTCAGGAATGCCGATGATCTTCCAGTTGTCAACTATCTTCGAAACCGACACACGATTCGTAAAACCGAGTTCCTCGTGGATACGCTTTCCAAGTCCTGATCCACGCATCTGACGTGGGAACAGCACCTTGAGCGGGTCAAGTAACAGCACGACGATTTTCGTTACGCCAAGTGTACCTTTAATCGAGGTACTCCGTTGGATCGATGACTCCAGCTTCTCGGAAGGCTCGTTTCCGTTCTCGACATGAACTACAGACACCACAGTGCTTCTCACCTCCTTTGTAACAGCTCCATGTCAACTCGTATGGGACATCTAAATATGCACCTAGTCGCACAATGTCAGACTTGTACTTCGAGACGAATGGTACCAATACCTTGAAGTCCGGATCGTCGAGTGCCAACTTTAACGTCTGTTCTAATGCGTTTACGAATTCTGCACGACAGTCAGGATAAACGCCTCTGTCGCTGTAGTGTGCAGCATACGCTACTGCTTTGGCACCAATCGACTGTGCGATACCAGCAGCGATCGATAGTAAGATCATGTTGCGATTCGGTACGACTGTCACTGCCAACGTATCGTAGTGCTCAGCAGTCTCAGGAACTTCAGGTACGTTGATACTCGGTGTTGTTAGTGCAGAACGCAACCACTTTCCAAGCTCAGGTAACTCAACGTACAGCCAGTCGACACCTAACGAATGTGCGATCTTCCTTGCTGCATGAACTTCCTTACTGTGTCTCTGGCCGTAGTTGATGGTCAGTGCGGTTACGTCGAAGTCCAATTCCTTCTTGAGGTAGTATAGCAACGTGCTGCTGTCAATCCCGCCAGACAGCAGCGAAATGACTTTCAACTTATTCGCCTCCATAGTGCTTCTTCCGTAAGTTGAAGAACTCCTCACGTGCAGCTGGATTCCAGAGGAACACACCCCGACAAGCTGAACAAACGTACGGTCTTGGTTGGAAGCCTTCGACCATCTTGCAGGTGTGGACTGCTGACGAGACGACTATCACACCGTACGGCTTTGCGGCTTCCCAGAGTTCATCTGCAATCTGTGCAGTCATTCGCTCCTGTATCTGGAAGCGTAGTGCGTACTTCTCGACCAGTTGGTCGAGCTTCGACAAACCGACGACTCTCTCCTTTGGTATGTAGCCGATGTCAACGGTACCGTAGAAAGGCATGAAGTGATGTTCGCACAACGTTGTAAATGGGATCCCAAATTCAGCTACAAGGTCAGCCTTACCCTCGTATTGTCTCCAGAGTTTCACCTCACGATTGTAGCCCTCCGTGAAACGCAGCCACGTTGTCGCAATTCGTATCGGTGTTCTACGTAAGTCCTCAGACTCTGGATCCAGTCCTAGTATCTCGATTATCTCCTTGATGTGTTCTGCGATCTTCTTGGCTCTCTCATCCTCTTCATACGGTTCCAACAGACTCATTTTCCAGGTTCACCTCCCCAGATTAGATAGTGCAATTGAGGCAATATTCGCACATCATACTCAGGAAGATAGGAAGTTGACCATTCGAACAACTTCTCGAGGAACTTCATATAGCCGAATTCTGAGGCAGTCTTCGATTCAGGTTGTAATACAACCGTTACAGCACTTTCAAGTTCATATAGGATGTCTCTAACTTCCCAAAGATCTGCTGGACGAGTTATGACGAACTTCAAGTAGGACTCATTTCCATAGAGTTCAGATTGCTCAACAATATAGTTCAATACGTCCATCTTAACTGCATCGGGAATGCCTGAGTTTTTGAGTTTTGGCGACACACTCCAAACGTCAACCACCTCTAACAACCCATCGGATGGCTTAATCGTACCATTCGTCTCTACCATCAATGGAAAGAAGTCTGTCTTGTTTAGGAACTCTGTGAGTTCCTCGTGATCCTGGAGGAGTGGTTCACCTCCAGTCAGAACGAGTGCATCCTCCTCGAGCCCTTGTACTGATACCACCCGGTAAAGTTTATCGACCGTGATGTCATGTCCTCCAGCCCATGCGTACTTCGAGTCGCACCACTTACAGCGCAAATTACATCCAGCAAACCGTACGAAGACTGACGGTTTGCCAATGTACAAGCCCTCGCCCTGGATGCTACGGAAGATCTCAACTACCTTCAAAGCCATCGCACAGTCACCCCTTGAGTTGGACCTTCTGATATCGAGATCGCGGACACGACTTCATATCCAACTGCTCCATCGATTGCAAGTTTGATCTCCTGTGCAAGCCCCTCGACGGTTGTGTAACGGACCGGTTTGAGATTGTCGACAAGCGGTTTCGCTTGCGTACGACTTTCATATATTAATCTCTGAAAGAGCTCCATATAGTCTTCAGGTATCAGTAACTTATGATCGAAGTTCTCCTTTATTGCTTTCTTCACGATTCCAAAGTCAACTGACATACCGATTTCGTCCAACCTATCGACAACCAACTCAACAGTAACGAAGTACGTATGTCCATGTATACCTCCACATTTCGGATGCCCTGGAATAAAGTGAGCTGCTTCGAATGTCGTCTCAACAGTCAATCTCATACGAGGTTCCATTCCTCAACTACCTCTCGGAAGATCTTACTCAACACCCACTGTTGTAATCCTTTCTTTCGACACAGTACCAGTAAGTTTTTGTCACCTAACGTATGTAGCTGTATCCTCAATGGCTGTACACCTCGATTCGTAAGTTCACTCATGATAAACGGATTTATTGGTAACCCAAGTCGATCGAGAGCAATACAATACCGTAGGACTTCAATCGTCCGTTTCTTCAAATGACGAAAGCCCTTCTTTCGTAATGCAAGGAATAGAAGCTGAGGATCAATTCGCTCAGCTAAGTCACGCACCATTTGAAGTACTTCCTCGACGTTCATACTCATGCTTCACACTCTCCAGGACAGTTGGATGAAGTTTTACAGTTGCACCATCGGTATGGATGAGATGTAACCGATGCATATCGTAGATTAGTTGAGTGGCCTGATCCCAATCCATTCCGAAAAGCAATAACCTCTCCTTAAGTTCGACAACACTCATTGGTCCATCTACTAGTAGTGCGATTACCTCAGCAAACTCAGCACCTCTACGGATCTGACGTCTGAAATTGTATCCGTCAATAACCAATCGTTCGGATTCCTTATCGAGGGTAATCTTCAACGTCTTTCCAACTCGACCTTTCATTACGGTGTAGCCGATCAACAATCGCTCGAATAACGGCTCCTCGTAGTGCACCATACCGAGATCGTCAAACAACCTGAAGACAACCTCATCGAATGTAATATCGTCAATCTGTTCGAGTTTCTGTATGAGTTGACGTACACCACGACGTATGCGATCCGTACGAATTGGATTGTATCGTTTACCTTTAGCTTTGCGTCTTGCTATCTTTAATCTCTGAAAGTCCTTCATTGTCGGTATGAATTGTAGGAAGAAGAATCGTCGACCTAAACCAGATGTTAAGTCGTATCGTGCTGGCTGAACTCCAGTCTGCAATGTGACATTCGTTTGGTATTTCAACTCACCAGCCGCAAGTCGCTTATAGCAGTAACCAGAATCTAAAGCACCAAGCAAGGCAACATCGAGTGTCCTTGCGTACTGTTGTTTCATGATCTCCGTCAAACCAGAAAACTCCTCGATTCCAAGAATAGCTTTACTGTAGATAAGTGCCGCTCCAGGGACTGTAATCGGTTCATGATCAACAAATCTTACAGTTCCAACGAACCCAGCTTCGGTTAACGTCCCCTCGAACCCGATGTCAATACCGCTATTGTAGAAGATTGCCTGTTCTCCTCTGAGAAATTGCTCAAGCCAGTAAGTCTTTGAGAACCCAGGCGGTGCAACCATGAGCAAGTGAATCCGTGTGTCCACGACTCTTCCAGCCTCCACGTAGACGTATCGGCGTTTGTTCATCAGGTTAAAGATGTGTGCACCAGCAGAACAGATGTAAAATGGTGCGAAATCTCGAACATACGCACAACCGCGAGCCTCCAGTTCCTGGATGATCAACTCGTAGAGGTCCAAGCTGCTTCCGACTCCACTGACTCATTGATCCTTACCTAGTAACATCTTTATTCGTGCAAGCGTGATCGGTCCAATTCCATCGACTGACAACAATTCACGATCGTTTGCCGTAAGAATGTTGTACAGACCACCAAACTTCTCGAATAGTCGTTCAGCAACCTTCGGACTGACCCTCAAGACATTTGCAATATGTGCAATTCGACGATCCTTATGGACACGTCTAAACGACGGACGGTGAGGGACACCCAACTTTCCCTCGGAGATTTTCTCTTCAATTTTGGTTATTGACCGTAACATCAAGACATTCGATTCAAACTGAAGGACGGTTACACCGTATCGTACGACTGATGATGCAATTGCACCACAGATTGCATTGAGATTCACCTCAAATCCGTACGACTCGACTTGACGGATAAGGTTTGAAAACAACCCAACAATACAGAGGAATGGAATCTTGTCGACTGTTTCAGCATAGTCTGAAAGCTCTCTCAACTGGTCAAATAGACGTCCTCCGAGACGGACTGAATCACCACGGATTGACTGAAGAAAATCGTTAACGGTCTTCCTTTCAAAGATGCAGTGATCAGTTTCATAATCCCCAACATCAAGCTTACGGACAACGTAATCAATCTTAAGAGTACGTAAAAGTTGTCTTATCTCTCGGGGTTCTCTACTGTCAACAATTAAGGTCATCATTTTTAAGACACCTGTTAGCAATATTTAAAGTTTTCGTACAATATGACTTTACAGGACAATAGAAACATTGCAGTGACTCCCTTGGCTCAAACTTCCCTTCCCGTATACCGTTCTGGACTTTCTCAATTAGCCTACGTGTATGGTTGACCGATCGTTCGTTAATCGGTTCGATATAGTACTCGCCAGTTTGTGGGTTGATACAGCCTATCTGTTTAATGTTGAATCGACTATTGACCACTAGCACATAGAAGTTAAGTTCACGACGAAGACGAACACGATTAAGACTCCCTTGTGAAACTTTATACTCGATCAGGACGTTACCGTCAACTCCTCTGTCAATCCTATCAATGATTCCACAAATACCAAGCTCAGGATTCTCCAAACGGATCTCAGTTGCCACTGGATAGTAGTAGTACCATGGATACTGTAGGTTGTCACGGCACTTGAGGTAACGTTTTCTCTCCAGATGGAGGAAGTTGTAGACAGCTTTCCTCACAAGCTTCGGTTGCTTCAACGCAACTTCTCTTGCCCAGTCGTCGAAGTCTTCCCTTTCGAAGAGACTCGGTCGTACATTTTCGAAGAAACGCTGTGCAAATTTGTGAAAGAGTCCACCAACTCTCATTCGAACTGAGACCTCCCACTCAATACAGTCGATAAACATGAGTTTGTAACGGTAAGGACACTGTAAGTATGTCATAAATCCAGTCTTCGAGATCAACATAACACAGCCCCTACAACCGCGATAGCGTAAAGTATCGACAATGCTAGAAACACCAGGAATTTCCGAAGTTCATCACTCAACCTCAAGTTAGCCACCGATCCATCGATGACTGTCGCATTCCCTTCGTTACAACCGACCAGTCCAACCCAATGGCAGCGAGAATTCCAGTAAATGGCTTCTTAAGTACTACCTCTCTCATCCGGTTCCAGTCGACGATAACCTCAGGAGGTAACTCCTCAACATCTTCCGTTATACAGATGGCATGTGTCGGTGGCTTTCCACGTACGCCTCTAACGTAGACTAGACGTGGCTTTTTGTCTTCTCGAAATGTTATCCCAAGGTACTTCGTTGAGTACTCGACTCCCGTGACCCATGGATTCTTGACTTTATATTCAACTTGACGGATTCCACGTGGTATTGCAACTGACTGAATTGGCAGTTCCGGTAGTCGTTTCCATGTCTCTTGCAGTAGACGAATCGCTCCGTTTACATCGTCGTCGACAAGGACCTTCTTAAAGAACTCCTTCATGACAGTGCGTGTGACCTCAGCAGTCGAACTTCGTCTTGGTTCGAAACCCATGATGTAGAGGTCGCCCTCCGTTGTGACTCCTGCGTAACGTTTCTTAACCGAACCCTTCTCACTCGCCTTGAAGAGAATACGTCTGAAGAGACGCTCGAACTTGATCTCAGGTGGGTAACGTCCACCAATACGTTCAGTGAATCGCTTTAGTACGTCATTGAGATATGACTCAATCCTTTCGACTTCACTAATCGATGTCGAACGTAGCTTGACAAATAGTGAGTCAGTATCACAATAGAGTGCCTTGTAACCAATCGCTTGTAGTGCGCGTTCACATTCTCGAATACATGACCGACCAAGGAACGTGATCGCATTCGCGACATCTGGATCGAAGAGTCTAAATCGTCGGTACCCACAGACACCGTACATTGATGCTGCAAGGAACTTGTAGAGAACTTCACGTTGACGTATACGTTTCTTCTCTTCCTCGTCCTCAACTTGACGTCGCAATTGTCGTAGACGTTCACGCTCTTCAACGAACTTACGAGTTACCTTCGGAAGCAGTCCTTCAGGTTCACGTCTGAATCGCCACTGACCGACGACGATCTCACCATTCGGATCCTTAGTCTCGGGTGAGAGGTTAAATCCGATGATAGTTTTCGGGTAGATGGATTTTAGATCAAAACATGCTACGTTCTCGAAAACACCAGGTGGAGGTGAGAAAACTAACGCACCCTTCACCTCCGCATCTTCGGGTGCTGGTTCAGTTGTTGGTAGCGGTCGATCTGTCTCACGTAACAACTCCGTGTCGATGAGCTTCTTATGTGAGAGTGCCCAACTTAACGGTACACCTATTAGTCGTCGAAGTCGATCGAAGTGTGCTATGATGTCTGCTTTCTGATCGAGTAACTTCAATGCATATGCGTCGTTGTAACAGTAGTCAAGGAACGTTTCCGGTTCGTTATGACGGATTTCGATGATTCGATCACCGTAGTCTTCGTAAGTGAAGCTTGTTTCACGAGCTACGACTCTTTTGAAGTCAAACGTGACCCCGAATGGTTGATCAGATTGTACTCCTTGACGTCCAGTGCTCCACTTCTGATAAGCACGGAACATATCGAGGAACTCACGACCTTTAATCATGACTTCAGTTTTCGCTTGGAACTTCTGAACCGTTACAAGTCGGAATGGTGACATCATTTCGATAGTTGATTTGAGATACCGTGCACGTCTCAACAAATACGGCACATCGAAGAGTTCACCATTGTAAGCAGTCAGGACATCTGGGTCAACTCCCCGGACCCAGTTAGCAAACGAGAGTAACATCTTACGCTCATCGTTAAAGATGTGAAATCTGACAGCTGGACGGTACATCTGTTTAAGTTGCCGTTCAAGTGACGAACCTGATTCGACTAACAGAAAGATATCAATCCAATCGTCGTAGTTGTTTGCACATTGTATCGAGACAATCGGATAGATTGGATTCGATGGACGTGGAAGGATCCCAATCGGTGATTCAACCTCAATGTCGAAGTAGAGGATTTTCGGTGGAACTTCAGGATCAATGGACGGAACTACTTTCCCGTCCTCAATCGTAAAGCCACATCGAATATTTGCATCAATTAAGTATCGTAATACGAATGGGATATCTGCCTCATCAGTCCAAGGATAAAATTCACGTTCCGTTCGGACATCTGTCGGCTTTCTTGTGTAGACCTTCCTTACTCTCCGTCCGAAGATATCGACGATAGGTCCGTTCTCGTCTGGTACGTAGAAGTACGGTCGGAATGTCGTTATTCGAAAGACCTGACGTTTACGATTCTCGTCTCTGGCAAAGAGATAAATCACTGGCCGCCCTTGTTCGACCTGATACGTTGCGTTCATTAATGAATACCGCAACCTACTCACCGTGACATAGTGAAACTAAACTCTCTATAAGTCTCCTTGCAAGATGGTACTGTAGTGGTGTCAGCTCCTCTTCGAATCGTATTCTGCTCAACCTCAGTACGTTATAGTCCATCGGATAGAGCTCTTGGTGGAGATTCTTCGCCAACGTTAGGGGTAGTGACGAGTCAACCGACGTTACTTTCTCGTACAGTACAACCTCGTACGGATTGTCAAGTCCCAGTAGGTGGAGTTTCTTGTCACTTAAGTCGAAGTGCTTCAGACAGTACTTCACGACTTCTGGACGACAATGGAACCGTTTGTTCAACCAGATCGGAAAGCCGATGTAGCTGTAGCCTTCAAGTGGGAGCAACTGTCTTAGACAGAGTATGAACTCAGCAGGATTCGCACCTTGTGGTACTACCATTATTTCTGCTGGCACATCGTAGTCAAGGAACTCCGTTATGCGTTTGATGGTTTCCGTTCGTCTGTTCAGTACATCTGGTGCTATCACGACATCGACACCTATCTTCGACGTCAGTTCGATGAGCTCTTCGTTACTGATAGTTTTCGACTCGTACGCTCCGTTGTCGAGCATCTTGAAGACGTTGAGTGCCGAGATGAACTCGACAGTACGTTCGTCTTTCAGTTGCTCTGGAACGAGGAAGAGTCCATCGACCAACTCCAAGAAGTATGGTAACGAGCTAGTAGGTGCTATCAGCAAGTACTTCACAACCGTTCACCTCCTTCCACTTGAGGTAGAGTGTTGCACAATACCCAACTATGTCGGCAAGCTCATCGAGGAATTTGCGGCTTTCAATATCGATGTAGCGTAGTCGTATGGCTTTCATCTCAAGGACTCGTTGAAGAGTTTCGACCTCCAGATGTCGCCATAGGTCACCGTACTGTCGTTCCTTGACGTTTCCAACTTCGAACTCACAAAGGTCTCGAATTGCGTCTATGACTTCTTGTACCATGGCATAATCACCCCAAGGTCAGTCTGCAAGACTTCGACTAACTTATCGAATGTAAGATCTTCGATCTGTTTGTTGTAACCTCTCTGGAATCGACACTTCGTTATTGTTGCGAAGTACTTCGTCTCATGAGGTAGGATTTGCTTCTGTAAGTGGAGGACGACATCTACCATGTGCTCAGTTTGACGCTGAACTCTCGGTTCATCCATTGGGAGTCGTCTACCTTGTTCGTCGTAAAGTGGTCTCGGTTGGCCTGTCAAAATTACGTGGACGTTTGGCTTTGCCATCAACCGGAGAATTAGTCGTCGGTATCGTAGATTTGCCTTACCCCATTCGAACTGGTAAGGTCGCCCCGATTGTGTTCGGGCTGTTGCAACTCCCTCAAGCCATGCACCAATCCACTGCCAGATATCGGTTACGCTATCGATGACTATCGTTCCTTCATTGATTTCCTTTAGAAGTCCGACAGCCTCTTCGACTGCCTCGAGTGACTTCACTGGATCAACTTCAGCTGTATTCAAGTCAAGCTGTGCTGCTTCGAATACCCGTATGTCCTTACTCTTGAACGGCTCCTTCAGCAACAATGGCGCCACTCCAAACTCCGTATCTATGACATGGATCGGTTCCGGGGCCGTAAGTGCGAAATGTGTCTTGCCCACATCCGGGGTGATGAGGATACGCCGGGGTGGCAGAGAGGACCTGGGCCGGTCGAAAGAAAACCGTCCTCATCACCTTAACGTGACGGTGAGGATGCCCGGGTCGCATAGCGAGGTCAGTCCTCGGTTGGGAAGTGGTTTTCCCACCTCACCGTCTTTCCGTGGTGGTCCGACCACGTGGGTTCTTGGTCCTGAGTTACCCCGTGGCGCAATGGATCCGCCCTGTCCCACTCAGGACCACCCACCCGGGCGTCCACTATTCCTCACCACCATTCCGGTGGGCCCCAGACGAGCACTTTCAGCCCCGTTTTCTTTACGATCTTGTCAGGGGTCTTCCAGACGTCGTCGTATGACTTCTCTTCCTCCGCACCCATCAAATTCCACGACATACGAACACCTCTCGAGGATCACCTCGATATATGGTCGAGGAAGAAATCAGGGTAATCGGACAAACTGAGTGGTCGCATTACTGAACTTCAACTGAGAGGATGGTCTCTTCTTCTGGGGGAACTCTGAACTCAGGCTCTGCATACACACCGAAGACGTTGATGCCAATTCTCTGCTTCGTCGTATCGACGGTCCTGTTGACGGGATCCCATCCAGGCATCGAAACGGTCCGACCGAGGACGAAGATGTGGCTTCCTGCACCGAAGTTAATGAGGCTGAAGATCTCAGGGTGAACCCAGCACATGATGCCCTCAGCAGTCAAGTCCATTAGTGTTTCGTCCTCTAGTACGAAGAAGGCATTGCCGGTTCTTGTTGGCTCACGTCTGATGAAGACGACGTCACCCTCGACGATGACAATTCGATAGTTGTCCTGTGCGTGCTGCTGATGCCACTGTGGTAGAGTTGAGCAAGTTGCTTTGAGTGAGTCTGGAGCCTTCCTTAGTATATCACAGATCGTCTCATCAGTGACATCTGGGAACTCAGACAGTTCGATCGGAGTGAACTTCGTCGCTGACGTCATACTGCAGACGTATTTGTCCGGGAACTCGGATGTCTTTCTGGCTGCAAATCTAACAGGCGTCGTAAGTGGCGGTAGTGTGTCTGCAAGGTCGCCTCTGTGGACCATTATGCCAAGCTTCCAGTCACCACCAGAAGCTGGGCGGAACAGTCCGACAGACTGACGTAGGTAGACTGGCTGTGAGATATCGATAGTCTGTCCAGATGGCATCCTGAAGATCGGCTTCCCTGTTGCATCGACAAGTCCCTGCTGGATAGCCAACGTCGGGTTGACTTTGAAGAGCTCCAGTGCTTGCTGTCTCCTCCTTGCGAATACATCCATCTTTGCATTGTACCCAAGGAAGATGCCGTCCCACTGAACCATCCCTGGGAATCTCAACATCGTCTTCAGTTCACGGTACAGCATGAATCTGGCACGTCTCTCAACCTGGTCGGGATCCAACTTCGGATGTACCTGTGCAATCTCCTGGTAGTACTGCTGTAGTTTCTGCTGGAGCTCCGTCACCGGTATCTGCAGTTTCTGCGACCACTCAGCAATCAGTCTATTCGTCTTCTCCCTTTCACTCATGTTCTCTCACCTTCAGGAATTGCGTAATATTTTACCTTGCCTCGTTTACGGACTTCTAGGTGCCCGTAAACTTCAGCAAGGCGTAAATATCGACGTAACGTAGGGAGCTTGATGTTAAGTTTCTCTGCAAGCTCCTTTGCTGTCCAAGCTTGATTTCCCAAAATAGCTTTCCAGTCAAAGTCTGTGTACTTCATGACGGATCGGAAACATATGACAAGGAAAACAAACGGGGAGCTGGTGGAAGGTGCTAACCGGCTTACTGAATCGCCATCCAGTAAGCCTTGTTGCCCTTCCACCTCACCTCAACGAGGCCCTTCTCAGCGAGCCTCTTGAGCCTGCCGTAAGCGGTGCCTTGCTTAACACCGAGGAAGGCGGCAACCTCAGCAGTCGTCCTCGCCTCCTCGCTGAGGAACTGCAGGAGTTCCTCGTTACCGACACCAGCTCCGGCAGGCTTCTCCTTTGGGAGCTGTAGAAACTCCTCCCGAGGGATTGGCATCGTTGCATCACCTATTCGCGTTGTTCAAGGATAAAACGTTGGTTACCAATATTTAAAGTTTGTCAGGCATAGATTCCCGATGGTGCCTCAGACTCGTCGTAGCCATAGCCTTGTTGTGTTAGTCGCTTGGCGATCTCGAGACATCCAATCCGTGATGGCAGACTGAGTGTCTCGAGGAGATTTAGGATTGCAGTTAGTACGGCTACAGAGCGATTCTCCTCTCGCTCAATAGGCCGTATGAGTTTGACGAGCTGTTCGACTTGCCTGTTGATGACCTCGGCTATCTGTTCTCCATTAAGTTCTTCTCGATCCAACGTCCGACCTCCTCAAGTTGCTCGAGGCTTTTTGCACGATAGCAACATATCTTACCGGTGCTGAAAATGTTCAATGTCACACCGAGCTCTGGCAAACGCAAAGTTGCAGCTGGAAACGTCTCCGGTTCGTAGACGACGTTGTCGAATTTCTGCCAGAGGTCCTCGAGAATGACTGTTCGGTGAAGGTCGAAGTAAGCTACGACTTGAGCGATACGCACGTCGACAACCTCAACGTTGTTGTAATATCTTTTAATGAGCTCCATAAGTTCATCGACGTATTTTTGATAGTTTGCAGACTTAATTCCGTTAAGTGTCACTTTTCCTGACTCTGCTAAGATAGCACGTACACCTGATGGTAACTTGAAGAAGACAGCAGTGAATCTCCACGGATCATACTTTGCCTTCGGTATGACTTGTGCAACTTCGTCGAGGTCGAATCTCCTGTTCAACTGCACTACGACTACACAGTTCTTGATGGTGTAGTCCATCAGACATCACCAGCTATGAGTGCTTTGAACTCACGCTTCATCAACTCACGTAACGGTGGTGAAGGATGTGTGTCTGTTGGAACATAGTACTCGCGTACAACGTAAATCACCCAGAGATTAAGGTTGTCGATGCTAGCTTCGTCAGGAAAGTTCGACTCAAGCACTTTGACGAGCTTTATTGCCTGACATCGCTTCAGCCCAATCCGTAGTGTGAAGTAACCATTTCTTGCAGAGAGCAACAGAAAGTCAGGGTCGACTCTTGGTGTCCTTGCTACGATCGTGAATACTGTTCGGAAGTCTCGTTTCGTCAAGCTCAATGCTGTTAAGTGGACAGAACCTTCAGTTTCTGACGACTTAAAGACGTAGATCGTCGGTAGTCCGTACTCTACTTGTATCTCCTGTAGCTTATTGAGGACGAACTGTACCTCGTCTTTCGGTATAGCGTCGAAGTCCCAGATTGTTACGTGTTTGTTTCCTTCGACTACGCTGCACACACCGTATGTGATCTCCATACGTTCACCTCTGCTGATTATTCGGATATGAAATCTCGATTCCAAATATCGGGCTACTCGTTCTTGACTTTTCGACGTACCTTAGTGCAATTTCGCCAAGAAACTTGGTACACGCTGAGATTATTCGAGCGTTGAGCATCTTACGTAACTGTTCCTCGGTTAACCCAACTTTACGTGCTTGTTCGACGACTGTGTCTGGGAGTATAACTTTAATATTGATCTCCATTGCGGACCCTCAGCAATCGTTATACATGTAACGATAATATGCATGCATACATAGTAAGAAACCAATAACCAGCTGAAGTAACACAAGTAGCACCACGATGGTTGTGTTGCGAAAAAGCGGATTGCTTAAGACTATGAGTAACGTCACAAGAGTGCCTGGAATTATCGTCACTACACCGATGAAAGTCTCAAATTCTGGATTGTGTAGCAACTTCAAGAGTTTCTGTGGAAGCATCGTCACGAATTCAAGGATCGTCGACAGCAACCACTTCCAGAAACCCATCACCTCACCTCCAGGTATGATCGCCTAACTCCATCCGACTCAACATACGATGGATACGGTACCCATACTCGCTTGCACTTGTAGCATCGAATCGGTCTCCTCATGTCTGTGACATTTCGAGCTCCACAGATACACTGGAATACACCAAGACGGACTTGTGTCGCTCGAACTGCTCGTTTACCTGTCACCGGTAATGCTCCGCATATGTTGACCCATTCGGGGTGGTTAGTTAAACAAAACTCGTATCTCTTACAAGTTCCATCTTTACGCTTCATCCAGTTGGGAAGGAAGGGACACCGGTAACTTGATGCCATGCTCTCTCACACATCCTTCGGATTTCTGATTCAGGGAGGAAATAACCTCGTCTCTCAGCTTCACGCATTGCTAATTGGACCATCTCCTCAAAGTTGGTTATGGATCGTGCTAACTCAACGAGGTAGTCTTCGAATGGAAGCTCCTCTTCGACTGTCTCTGGTTTTGTAACTGACTCACCGGATATCTTTCTCTCGATCATCTGTATTAGGTGCTCACGACACAAATTATGACCAAACATATGAACGATAGCACGGTTGTTGCAGAAGTCACACTCGAGGTACGATGTAGTCGGTAGGACTTTCATTTCTTCTTCACGTATCTTTGGAACGGTTAGTCGTTGTGATTCGACGTCAGCATCAACCCTCTCTGGCGGTTTGTAGAAGTATCGTTTACATCTCGGACAACTTCTCGGATTTGCTACTCGTGGTTTCCAAACGAACCCACAGTATGGACACTTTAGTGGCATGTGGAATCCCTCGTAACCTTGACGACTTTCCATTCGTTGGACGATTTGATATAGTTACATTCGACATAGATCACGGGACAGTTTGGATTCGAACAGTGAAACTTAGTCGAGTGTGATCCTCTCGCTTTCTTTAATGGACGGTTACAGTCAGGGCAACGTATGATGCCATACGGGAACTTCATGTCTAGTCCCGTGTAAGATATTTGAACTTCTCGACTGTCTCAGGATCAACAATCCCGATCTTTTCACTCGTTGGACGTTTACGGTAGAGCATCCGACGTCCTTGCTTCATGATCTGTACGTAACCAATATCCATCAGATACGTAAGTGCGGAATATGCGGTTCTCGTTGATATGCCTGCTTCCTTTGCAATTTCCTCGACTGACTGGAACTGTGTTTCTGTAAGTGCTGACTTCACTTTCTGTATGCTTTTATTGCTTACACGTAGGGTACCTTTCTGAAAGCCTCTCCGAGTCTCGATCCAGAGCGACTGTCTATGGCTAACGGTTCCGAAGATTTCGCTCAGTTGACGGTAGAGTTCCTTCGCTTCTTCCATAGAAAGTACGAGTTCAGTCTCACCTACACAAAGTCGTATACACCTCGTGATCTCGATATTCATCCTATCACCTCAGTGCACACTTCACACAGAGCACTTCTCCGGTTCTGAGATCAACAGCTTTCGGTTCCCATTTACCGATTTCTCTTCCACACTTAGAACAGTATGGTGGTTTCGTCACGAACTTGACGCCTTCCTCGATGAGCTTCTCATGTATCTGTCTCGCTAAGTCGCTGTTCTTGTATTGGAAAGCACAATAGTACGTTCCATAATCACCTTCACCGACAGCCTCGGCTATGAGTCCACCCCAAAACCTCCAAGTCGCTCTGTAAGGCTTGTCAAGTCCAGGAAATAGGATTTCCTCACCGGCTACGACAGTCCAGAGAGCTTTCCCAACCTCTTTAGTCCGTTCGAAGTGCTTATCGAGGAAAGAACGGAGGAAGTCAATTACATATCGACTTGGTTCACTCATTTCTCCTCGCCCTCTCAAACAACGCAGCGATGAACGCCTCCGTCGGTCTGTAAAATTGCTTTCTGATCATCTGTCTCGCCTTCTCTAAGTCGCCTTCTAAGATTTCATCCAGGATATCAACAAGTCGTCGCTCTTCGAGTGAGATCATGCCATAAGGCCTATAAGGCCAATCGCGAGTAATGGCGTCTCTCAGTTCGCGAACTACTTCAAGCCGTGCCTTATGATTCGACACTCCGATCACCTACGAGGATCTCTTTTAGAGTTTGAATCGTCTCCTCTAACCGTCTTTCTAGCGATTGAAAATACTCGAGTTCTCGTTCGGCTTCTTCTCGCTTGGACCGTAGAAACTCCAAGAGGTCGTAGAGCACATCCAACATCTAGCTCACCTTTGAAGTTCTCACGTTCTAACTTGGTAATGCTTCGACTATCGATAACTTCCAACTTCTAGATATGACAGTCGACGATTACGACTAGTGCATCGGGATTTACATCCTTAATTACTTCGTGGAAGTCGAAGCTCTTCGTACCTTCGATTGACTCCCACCATCGTCCGTACCAAACTCCATTCTTAAGTACACAGGGTGGTTCGTCCATAGCGTCCCAGTTAACGTACTTCGCATAAGTTGCATTACACCGTGGTTCATAGGCCGGTACATCAAGTTCTCTCAGTGGAATCCAGCCTGAATACCGACCTCCTATCACGTACCAGTCCCAGTGCCCTTGTGGGTTGTGAGGATAACTATCCACAACTTCAAGCTCTTCCCAGAACGGCATCATGGCTTCGTGTACGTCCTCAACAAGTGACTCAAGTTTACCGTGATCTATGATAACGAGTAACGGGTAATGCATGACCTCACCTCCTCAACAACCTACGTAAGTCGAGTTTAGTCTCCTCCTCTCCATGCAAGATTCTCCGTATGTAGTTCCTACGATTACGTTTCCTCGGGAAGGGACTCTTGCTAAGATTAGTCTTAGGAATCTTTGGTGTTTCCCGTCTTACCTTACCTGCTTTAGTTAAGCTTCCATGAGTTGGCATCTATTCACCTTCTTTGAGTTTCTTTGTGAGCCACTCAAGGAATTCAAAGAATCCAACTCCAATTAGTACACCGAACATCATAACTAACGGAAATGCTAGTAAGAAGAGATTTCCTAACTTACTCATCTGTCACCCTCCTCGGACAAATCCTCGACAGAAAATACGGGCACTTAGGAGGACACTCACGCCAGTCCGTCGAGATGTATTTCTCTAGGACTGGGCAGTAGACCGTTCGCATTGACGTGTGGTCTTTCATACACGTGATTTCCAACGTTTCTCACCTCTTAGGATGTGTTCGAGGATATTCTTGACATACCATTTCCAAGCTTCGTTTGTAAACGTCACACCTACACCTCCAAAGTGTAAGATCGCGGATCACCTGCCTTACAGAGAGCACCGATCCAGATTAATCCAAGAGTTCCGCGCATATCAGGATTGTAATATTGAGGTTCATCATAATCCGAATAGAACTTATACCACTCACGGAGATAACGAAGTTCTGAGAGAAAGATTAGAGTTGCTTTGACGTAAACCTTTAACATTTCCAAGGCTCGTTTTACGAAGGGTTGACTCAAGAACCTACGATATCGTTCAGTAGGAACAAAGACAAGTCTCTCAGTCATGTCTGAAGAGCTCATTTCGATACCTCAAGATTACTCTGGACAGCAAATACTCGGCAATTACACGGAACGCACACTTTCCAATTGCTGGTACGTATAGTCCACACCGTTCGTTACATGGTTCTAAGGTTTCAGTAGCGGCAGATAGGAACGGACAGATCATCTCGACTTCCTCTGTCTTCTCTTCTTTCCCGTACTCTCTGTAGCCAGGTGGTACCTTTCCATCTAGGATGAGTCCAGCGACATTCTGCTCTCTCGGAACCCACTGGAAGCTTGCCATCTGTACCGACTTCAGAAGTTCTTTAGCTACATCATGGTAAAGGTAAAGTGGAGCCTTATGTACACTGTAATGTCCAGTCATCTGTTCGATAACGAGCTGTGAGTCCCCGACGAATTCAACATTCCTTTGTTTGTTACGGAAGATTGCGTAGATGAGTGCCAAGTACTCTGCTTGGTTGTGAGTCCTCGGTATCGGTAGCCCTAGCATATCTGAAACTTCTCTGAAGGACTTTATGATGTATTGCTTTGTTGTCTCATTGGCTATACAAATCTGTTCGGTCTTCATGCTCGCATCGAAGTAGACCCTTTGCATCACACCACCACCCTACAACCAACCCATCCTCTACGTCGACACATGTAATTGCAAATTTCGGAAGATAGTCGACATCTGGTGGAATTAACTCGAGTCGAATATGGAGGAGTTCTTTCAAGTTGAACATTCTCGGTAACTGGAAGACAGCCGGTTCTTCTACTGTAAAACTGAATGTAAACGGTTGATCACCAATCCACAATCGCATACCGAGAGGTCGTTCGACGTGTCTACGAAACAACTTCTTAAGTCGGACTTTCCAGTTTCGTGGTGTGAAGCCATCTAACAGTACGAACACTTGGTACATTTAACTCACGACATCCTTATCGATGTAGAGTTCGAAACTCGTTATGTGGTCACTAATCTCCTCTTCGACTCCTATCACGCTATCAAGGACACGTCGTACGATTAGATGTACCTTATAGAACGGAATCTTCACGTCGTTCTGTAGAAGTTCAGTCATAATTTTATCGTTTATGTAGAGGTAGTCTCGCGATTTACACCTCATCAGTAAGATTGAGTTCTGCTTTACCGACGGACGAATTTCTGCAAGTGGATAGCCACACATGGAACAAACGACGATCTTCCGGTCTTTGAAGTTACCAGGCTCGTACTTAACATCGACGAACTGGTAACACTTCGGACACCAGAACTGAACCTCCTCCATCAACTTCACCTTTAAATTTCTCTCAATTAAATTTTGAGACGGTTCCATCAAACAGATGGCGTTGACGATATTCCTCCTGTTTGCCTTGATTCCAGTTCTGTACAGGACGGTAGTATCCCGTGATTCGACTGTAAACCTCACAAGTGCTCTTACATGACGGACAGACGTCATGATGTCCTGGCCAATATCCACAGTTCGGACAGATACTGAACGTAGGTGTGATGGTTACGTACGGTAGACGGAAACTGTAGAAGATTCGTCGTATGAGCTTGCTACATCCTTCCCAGGATGGCAAAGCTTCTCCTAGCCAGGTGTGGAAGACAGTCCCTCCAGTGTAAAGCTCCTGTAGAAGTTCCTGATGTTCGAGTGCCTCAGCAAGGCTGAACTCTACCCACACCGGCAGTTGTGTTGAGTTCGTATAGTATGGCGTCTCCTTACCTGACGTGTAGATATCATCGAACATCTGTCGATCAATCAACGCCAATCTATAACTGCAACTCTCAGCAGGAGTTGCCTCCAGATTGTAGAGGTGACCAGTCTCTTCCTGGAAGTCAACTAAACGTTCACGCATGAACATGAGGACGTCAATCATGAACTCACGTCCCTCGTCAGTCTCAATTCCCTTACCGAGGTAGTTCATACAGCACTCATGCCCACCAACGATTCCAATCGTTGAGAAGTGATTTGTCCAGTAGCTACCTGTTGCATCTTTAATCGGTTGAAGGTACTTTTGTGAGTATGGATAGAGTCCAACTTCAGTTAACTTCTCGACTGTTTTACGTTTCAACTCAAGGCTTTCCTTTGCAAGTTGCATCAATTCGTCCAACATCTCGAAGAATTCATCATCGTCGTTTGCTATGTAACCAATTCGTGGGAGGTTAATCGTCACGACTCCAATTGAGCCTGTCATTGGGTTTGCTCCGAAATACCCTCCACCTTTCCTGTAGAGTTGACGTGTGTCCAGACGGAGACGACAACACATACTACGCACTTGGTCTGGACTCATGTCGCTGTTGATAAAGTTCGCAAAGTAAGGCGATCCATACTTCGCAACCAACTTCCAGAGGGACTCGTCGTCCCAAGTGAAGTCAGGTGTCACGTTATACGTTACTATCGGAAATGTAAAGATCCGTCCATTTGCGTCTCCCTCGTACATGGCTTCACAATAGACTTCGTTGAACAAGTCGACCTCGTCCTGAAAGTCACCGTAGACGTCGCCTTTCAACTCACCTCCACAGATTACGGCTTCATTCTCCATAAACTTCGGAACGATTCGGTCGAACGTCACATTGGTGAATGGCGTTTGGAACCCGACTCTCGTCGGAACGTTCATGTTGAAGAGGAACTCCTGTAGCTCTTGTTTCACTTCATCTCGAGTAAGTCCATCGTATCGTATGAATGGTGCGAGATACGTATCGACGTTGCTGAATGCTTGTGCACCAGCAGCCTCTCCTTGTAACGTATAGAGGAAGTTCCAAATCTGTCCAAGTGCACTACTGAAGTGCTTAGGTGGTTTACTCTTGATCTTTCCGAAGACACCACCAAAACCTTCGATTAACAGTTGTCGTAAGTCCCATCCGACACAGTACGGACCAAGTACACCAAGGTCATGTATGTGGAAGTCACCGTCCTGGTGAGCTTTACGAATCCCAGGTGGATAAACTCTCATCAACCAATACTCTGAGATGCTACGCTGTACGAGGTAGCAATTCAAACCTTGCATCGAGTAACCGATGTTCGCATTCTCCCGAACCATCCAGCTGCTACGATTGAGATACTCGTCAATAACGTCACCTGACTCGATGAGATGTGCCAATCTCCGCATTGTCATACGTTGTTCTCTGTAAAGTATGTATGCTCTTGCAACCTCATAGTATCCATGCTTCATGAGGACTTTCTCTACGATGTCCTGAATCTCCTCGACAGTCGGGACTCCATCGTCTCCAAATCGTCGTCCTATGTACCAGAGAACAGAGTTGACGAGTTTTTCGACGTCTCCTCTCGTACCTACTGCTCGGAAAGCTTTCTCTATAGCTGTCCTGATCCTCTCACGGTCAAACTCAACAAGACGACCGTTTCTCTTTCGAACGTACTTTACCATCTGATCACCTCGTGAAGGGGATCTCCTTACCAAAGGGAGTATTCTTTACCTCTGGTAAGTTGGTAACATAGGCAACTAATTCAAAACTACAGTTGAACTTAAGAAGGATTTCTCTTAAGTCTTCGATAATATCAGTTGGTAATTCAACTTTGAAGGTGACGTTCTCTAAGCTGTAAGTGTAATCTTCACCTGTTGAGGGCAACTTTTCAAGTTCTTCGAGCAAGATGCCGTTGAATGGCCCATATGTGTAGTTGTAATAGCTAAGTGATGTTAGTCTTCGACCAGTCTTCTGATAGTAGATTCTCTCGAGAAGATATGCTGTTTTGAGAAAGGTCATGACATCTACAGTTGAGTAACCTAGATTCTTAAGGATCTGACACACTGTTAACGCGTACTCATCTGGATTCATAGACGTTACCTCACGTGACAGGAGCTGTAAATACGCGTGGTACGTAAACCACTTCTCCAGTCGTCGTATAGTAGTACTTCACATCGTACTTCTCATCGCACTCACGACAGAGGTATATCGTTGTCTCACCGATTACAGCTGCATGTGTTACTGCACACGCCTTGACTGGCACTCGACGTATGACTGGATCAGAAGTCTCGGTTCCACAAATTGCGCACCGCATCAACACCACCTACTTCCGTCCTCAGGAACGAGTCGAAGAGGCTTCTCGTAAAGTGGTCCAGCGTATACGTCAACATGTGTGCATGGATACGAAGCTAACCGTAAAGTTGCACGTGTCTTACCATAGATGATGCCCTCATTGGGAACCTTTAGAATGATTGATGAGAAGTCGTTGTGATCGTGGTCTGGTCGACTCACAAGGAGATCGACTCGGACGAGGTTCTCAGAGATAACAACAATAAAGTTCTTCGTTATGATGGCGAGGTGTGAACCGTTGTCTCTAATCGTACACCAAGGGGTCTCAGCATTAAAGATTTCAACCTCGCGTTCAACTTTACCTCTCATTTCGACCACAACCCTCAGGACAAACTTTACATCGACGATCACAAGTCAGAAACCACAAGAAGTTCGACAACCAAAAGGCACATAGGAAGAAAAGGAGGTACTCAATCACTTCTCCACCACCGTCTTGAACCAGTGGTTGTAATAGTCAGGTTCGAGTTCAATCTCTACGATGACTTTGTCGTCCTCAGCATACACCGTGACATCAATACCACGTTCTCGCATATCATAGAACATCGATACTATCCTTTCTGGATCTACTGGGTCACGGAACCGTACGTAGTATTCGTAAGCAACGACTTGGTTTATTTTACTAGGATGATAGATTGGCAGTTTCTCGATCTCTATATCGTCAGTACCACAGATATGCTCTAACAGACGTCGTAGTACTCTCACCTCTTCATCTTGAGTTAGTCCTACCATTCGTCTTCCTCCTCGTCGTCTTCTAATTCGAAAATCCAGACTGGTTGTCGTCTTCTCCACTCTTGAAGTAGATCATCAGGTGATTCCTCGTCAATAAGGTCACCGTAGTCCCAAGCGATAATGTCAATGTCTGTCTCACCAACCACGTCTCTCGATGGTATTTCGACGAACTCATTGTATTGTTTATCTTTCACTACGACTTTATTGTCTTTTTGCTCTACGATGTAACCGTAACTTAGTCGTCCATCAGAACGGTAGAACTCAACGAGTGTACCGACTGAGTACATTTGATATGCACTTAAATTGTTTGTTGAAACAATATTTAAATGTTGTTACACAACTGTTAACTTTCTTGTCGGATGTTAGATAACAACTGTATAATCAACAGTAAACCTCTTGCAATTACTGCATGCTGGAAGTGACCAGAATCAGCGACCTTATTCAGTACCTTTAGGATACCGTTCGGATCGTCACGTTGGTAGATCTCTTCTGGCTCCATTAATATGCAGTTCTTCTTGGCTGCAACAACAGTACCGAAAACGATATCACCAGGTTCAATCTGGTCGTGCCATCTTGTAAAGAGAATGTATCGTCCATCGGAGAACTTGCCGACAATGGTGTCATCCTTACCCCGTCGTGCAATTGTTGCATATTTCTCGCCGACTGTAATTGGAAGTTGAATTCGATCGAGCTCAGACATGACTCTCACCTCGAGACGTCAAAGAATAGTCGCAGGCTATCGACGAGCTCAACGAAGGATTTGTAGACGTAGGTGTGTTTGATTGGCAGCACTTTTTCCTCTTCTACTGTCACAATAAATCCGTTATCGACTGACTCAATCGTAACCTTTACGCCCTTCCTCATATACCTCACCTCAATCCAGTAGTTCGAGTAATAAAGTTACCTTACGTGTAATAAACTCTCCATTCCGTAGCTTATTGACAATTTCCTCATGATGGTTAATTGCCTCTTCCCATGTCTTGTAACGCCAGACTTGCTCGAATCGTAGTTCGAAATTTGGGTACGGATCTGCGAAAATCATTGTCTCGTAGAGCATGCCATTTATTGGTGATTCGAGGTAGATCGTCGAAACACACACTGTCGTCTTGAACGGTCCAATCTCAACTATAACCTCGGTTTGTTTCCGTCGTGCATCTTTCAGGAACACGTATCCACAGACTTTACAGACTGCGAATGTGCCCTCCTCTGGACGTTTTGGATTGACTGGTATCGAGGGTAATTGTATGAACTCGTCGAAGGTGTATTTACGTCCACATCTTTCACAAATCCACACGGACATAATGGTCACCTTACCGGTCTTACCTCCCGTGCAAACATATCTTCGATCCCTTCATAGGGCACTCCCTTCCCGTCGTCGGGTCTATAGCCTTCGGACAGACGAACTTTCCGTTCTCGTCTATCTCGAAGACTATCACCTCATCCAAGAACGGGCAACGGAAATAAGCCCATCTCCATCTCCGGCCTAAGTTCTCGTCCAGGGTCTCTACGTCTTTATTCCTCGGCACAAGACTCATCCTATCGCCTCATTTCTCTATTCGTAGAGAAAAGAATCGAGGTGTCATCCAGAATTTACGGTACTTACCTTGATTAGTAATTCGATGGCATACCAGGACGATGTCAGGTTTGAAGACGATGAAGCCCTCCCTCCAGTGAGTCTTGTGCCCACGTTTGCTACTCCAGATGCGTTTCAACCAACCCCGATTGATAGCTTCTTCGAGATCGACCTCCTCGTCGGCTCCTGGATATTCCTTAACCGTCCACCAAGTTCGTGCTCGTGTCTTTTGTGCTTCATGGAACCATAGCGAAATACTAATCCCGGATTTCATCTTCTCTCACCAGCGATTCAGAAAGTTTCTTTACAATGAAATCACACCGTTCGTCAACCCAGACATCGGCCTTCTCCGTGTAGATAACTGCTACTAGACGATTTGCACAGTAAATCCGAATTTCAGTCGGGCTTTCGATAACATGCACACTCTCTCTCATACGATCACCTTTGAACACGAGCTTCAAGGAAAATCGGTAAGGAGAGTAACCCAAAGCAGATGAGTTGTATGTACCAAGCTCCACGAAAGATCACGAGTGTTGAGCCAGTTACAACACCAACACTAAGTGCATATTTTGTTACCAGTCGCTTACAGCCCATAATAGTCTCAACACATGCAACGAGAAGCAGGAAGACAGCGAGACCTAACTGGTTGAATTCAAGTGTCACTGTAACTACAATTCCTGTTAGGACTCCAAATAGCTCGGCGAGTATGACTTCAGCATAGTTAGGCATTACAGCCAGCTCCTTCGAGTTTCTTCTCAACATATTCACGTATCAGTTCCCGGACTTCAATGACAACGTCGTCAAGATTGACTCCATGAAGGGCGACTTCCTCAAGGTATTTCCTTGCGAAGTAAATCTTCCATCGACGACTGACTGAAATTGCCATCGTGACGAACATCCCACCGATAGCAAATCCGCCAAGGAAGTATACGACTTTCCACATGTTTACTCACCTCTCTCGATGATGAGTTCGCCGAACTGATTGTACCGGAAGATCCATGTACAGTCACAGTCGTCGCAGTAATAGATGTCAGTATTTTCGTCGACGTTTGCAACGTGGTCAAGTTCCGTCCTACAGATTGGGCAGTACATCACCACTCCACCTCGATCGTCTCTTCTCTCACTTCAATGGGGCATGAATCCAACTGCTCGTCGATGATTGAGTCGAGGTAGTCCCCCTCTAAGCAACTGTAGATATGAAGGAATTTCTGTCGTCGGAACTCCTCGTCTTCCTTGAGACGACTTATGAACTCATCGAACTCATGTGGATCAAAGTCGTCCTCGTAGTATCCAACCTCGATCTTGACGTTTGCTATGAGCTTAACAGCTCTTGTCGTACGCATCCGTCTCACCGTGGATCGGTAATCAAGTGCCAAAGATAGTAGAAGGCAACACTATCGATCTTGAAAGTCTCACCGACTTCCTCTGCGTTGAACTCAAAGTCTACTGGAACTCTCGAAGCAACCGTAGCAGCACCAATGGCCTCGATGAACGTGTTGATGATGTCACAGACAAAGTCTTCGAAGATCTCCTCTATAGCCTCCTTGTCACGACACTTCAGTATCTCCTCAACATACGTATCGTAAAGGGACTGCTTCTCTTCAGACATTCAACACCACCTTCCTAAGTTGTGCAAGGATGAAATCCTTCAGGTCCTCACGACGGAGCTGCTCGAGGTTTAAGTCGCAGACTGGAACGAATTCACCGATTCGCTTAACGAGGCAGACCCTCGCAACCTTATCGGTATACCAGTAGTGTACGAGAGTCCGTCCGGTCTCCTCGTCGATCTTGCTGAGGGCTGCAGCTAGACGCCGACCTAGCTTCACCTTCTCAGATATTGGAACTTTCACACCGTATCTCTTCAGGAACTTCTGTGCGATCTCGACGTTCTCATGCATCCAACGGCACATGAGTGCTGAGAAACCAGTACGTACGTAAGGCATGTTGTGTTTCTCGAGAGTCTCCTGTACAAGATCAGCTAATCGATCAGATCCTGTATAGACAGCTCTCGGTATTCCATCTTCGTTATAGAGGAATACCCAAACCCATCTAAACACACTCTCACCTCCTACAAGTTGGCACTTTGACGCCGAGAGCGTTGGGCTCGGCCAGGCGTGCTACAAGCCTCCAGAGGGCCCATCGTTCCCTCTGGCTTCAGAAAGACAGGGGACTTAGGAACTCTCTTCGTTGTCTTCGTCGTCTTTGTCGGAGCCTACCGAGATACTTACAATGTCCCGAGAGCCCTCTTCAGATGGGAATGCAACGAAGATCATTAAAGCTAGAGGCCAAAGGCTTCGAGTAGTGTAGACAGCGAAGGCAACTAGAGCCATAAGGCATATATCATAGATTAGACAGAAGGTTTCGCGATCCATGCCTCATTCCTCCACAATTTCGTAGATGCCAACGAAGTCGCTTATGCCTTCTTGGCAGCCAGGGAAGGGAATGATGACCACCTTTCCCTTCGCCTTTATCCTGCCATTCACTCTGTGGATGTCAGCAGGACCGTAGTAGACACATCGAATCGTCTTAGTCGTCGTTCCGAGCAGTCTCCTCAGAAGAGTTAGAAGACTTACCACTCACCTCACCCCTAAGTATAAACTCCGGGAAGTTGATCTCGCTAATCTCCTTTTCAATTTTCTCGAATGCAAACGTGAACTGGTTTGCATACTCTGCAAGATCCGTGTACCAAGACTGTGGATAGCCATGAGGCGTTAACATAAACTTCAGGATACGTTTCAGTCCCCTTGCATTTAGTGGATGACTGAACCACCCGCAGTTCGTACAGACGTCAATATCGAAGTAGATCTTGTCATTACCGAGTGGGTAGAACTCCGGGACCGCAACGAAGGCCTTCTTGAAGGTTTCACATCCACATTGCGGGCACTTCAACCGTGCTATCACGTGTACAACCATGCTCAGTCACCTTTCTTCGACGATTCTCATCACTTCACTCTGGATATGGAAAGCTTCCTCAGTGCCAATGTAGTCTGCTAGTGCGTTGATATATGCCCAGTAGAGTGGACAAAGATCGGTTCGTGAGACGTCCTCGATGACTTGCATCTCTCGAATCGTCTCGTAGAAACGTTTGCAGACTTCCTCTAACGGACACCGACTACAGATCGGTTCGAGTGGATCTATAACTTTACCTCCCTTACGCCCCATCCTTATTCCCGAGTCTTCCTCATCACGGTCGTTCGGAGGCCTACGTTCAGTCATCTGAGGCATTCGTAATCTCATATGCATCATCTCTTTTAAATTTCTCTCTCATTTTAATTTAGGACGTTTCCATCGTGGAGTAGACGGAGTGCCTCAACAGCTGAATAGACTTTACGATTACCAACATGATAGACCGACACGTACTGGTTGTTATACAAGCCAACCCTAACTTCGATTCCCCCATAGCTGAGACCTCGTATTTCTGCCTCTTGTCTGAGTGAGTAACATGCGATTTTGTAGATTGCCTTGATATCACTGAGGACGTCATGTGTAAGCACTAGACTGATCCGGCGTTCGATTCGTTTCAGAGACTGTCTGTACGACGATGGAGTCAACGTTACTTTCTTTAAGTCTATGAAATGGTAATCGTTCACTACTGGTACACTGATACTGATCATCCAAGTACCAGGACTAGTTACCTTCGTACTTAGGAAGTAAATCTCATCGTAGTGAAATCGACTTCGAAATTCTTGTGTCAACGCCTTCCGTATGACATAGTGATGAGCACCTTCCAACACCCGTGGCTCCTGTTTGAAGTATTCGAAAGCCGTAAGTAACGGCGTTCCAGGTTGGTCAACAACTCCCTTCGATCGTGGATGGTGCTTAAGTATGATCTCTTCAAATTTCAGTTCTGGTTTGACATAGTAAACTGTCGGATAGGAGGTCATCATGATGTACATTTCGACCCTCCGAAGAGCTTTACACCTTTGCATTCGGCTGTAAAGACCAATTCTCGTAACGCTTTAAGGACATCACGATAGCCAAACGATACGGCTACTGCACCGACGACAGGCACTTTCTCCTCACTACCAAGCACGGGTACATCGAATCTGTAGACGTGAGTCACCTCGTAGACTCCGTTTTCCTCCCGAATTGTGTAGGCATTCTTCTTATCGACGACAACCGGTAAGTCAAACCCTAAAGTCCGTGCGACTTCACGTGCCTTCTTTGAGGTAGCCTTCAGCGCGACTTGGTAGACTTCGGTTTCGCCTAGCTCCTCAAATTTCAGTCGCTTCCACGTTGTCATTCAAATCACCGACATGAACCATCCAGTTACCTTAATGTTGAGTTCGTCAGCATCCTCATCGAATAGTACACGTAATGCACCCTCAGGTTCCGAATAGATGTCAACATTATGGAACCAGAGGTGATACTCAACAATCAAACCGTCGAGGTCATCGTATGCAAGGATCTCGTAGTGGACCTTATCCTCTATCCGAACCTCTCTGACTGTCGTCCAGCCGTAGCGGGTGAAGATCGGAAGTTTAAGTCCTCTCAGTTTAGCTTCTCTTTTTGCTACTGGACTTGTATTCTCAACTGCAAGGTCATAGGCTGTCTTCATCAACACTCACCTTAACAAGTTCCTCGAGAATCTCTGAATGACCTAAAGTTAGTGACTCAATCTTACGTAAAGCTTCATTGACTGTTATGTTAGCAACCGAACCTTCAACCCAGAGGAGCTGACGATAGATTTTGTTCTCGATTGTGTAGTACCTCGTTATTACGTACACTTTAGTTCCATCTAGATCAACCTCTTCAACTGTAAGTATACCTAACCATGAGTCAACTGGTAACTCTAACTTTAGTAATTTCGCAAGGTTAAGTGCCTCCTTTGAGGTGTGTTTCAGAGCCAATTCCTTAAGAACAGCCATTTTCCTTCGCATTAAACCTTTAACTTCTTTCGAATCCATGCCAGAAACCTCCTCAGTCGACTCTTCTTAGGTACGTGTCCTATTGAATCAATCTCAATGTAACCGTATGTTTGCGGTCGATGGTATCGTGCATCGACAATAGCACGTAACGCATCTCTAGCTGAACTAAAGCTCATTGAAGTCCACGTCGAGTTGTAAGCAAACTCAAGTACTGCACGTACAACTCGACCGTTGAACTCACTGTAATGAACAACGAAGTAACGCTTCCCATGTGGGGTTATTGTAGATTCGACTGTCAGCAATCCGAGCTTCGTATACATCGGTAACTCGTAGCCTAGAACCTTTGCAAGTTCAAGTGCTTCCTTATCTGTTCCACGTCGAGCTGCTTCCCAGACTTTCTTCGGGAGTAACTTCATCTTGAGGCGATATGGGCGTCCGTAATCATCACTCAACGGCGAACACCCCAAGTTCGTCGAGTTTACGGAGAAGCTCCTCGGGAGTTGCAAAGTGGCGACTGCTGCCGTCGACTACGATTCGATACGCTGCAATGATTCGATTGGTTTCATGCAGGACCCAAGTTTGAAAGGTAATGGCGTTCAACTTTATGAGTGCCTTAACAATCTGGTGTAAACCACGAAGTAACGAACATCTAATAAGCTCCTGCTTCATGGCAACTCTTATGACAGCAGCTACTAAGTCATCTGATGTCGATGGATAAACACGGTACGTACTACTTGCAAACTCTGCTAATTCGTATTCGTCTAAATTCAAGTCAATCACCAAACACTCCTAAGTCGTCAAGCTTACGTAACAATTCTTGAGGCCCTGCAAACATAAGTTTCTCTTCATCAACCATGATGCTATACCATGCCGCAGTGGAAACTCCGTAGTTGTTGACTATGAATGTGATTGCACCGAGACGTACAAGTGCCTCGACGACCTTTTCGACCCCGATAATCTTTGCCATTCGCATAAGGTCGTTGACGAGTGAGTTGTGTACTGCCTGTTCTTCGTTTCCATCCAACGATCTCCAGTAAACTCGCATAGAGCCTGACTTAGTCTTTACATATTTATAGTTCTTCGACATAGCGTCGTCTTCACCCTCCTACGTCAAAGAGACCGAGTTCATCAAGTTTACGGAGCAACTCCTTCGGACTTGCGAAGTAAAGTTGATCGTTGTCAACGATGATCCGGTACGCTGCGATGACAACTTTGGTCTGTTCTAAAACCCATGTCTGGAAGCAGATTACCTTCATCCTTATGAGTACGTTGATGACGTTATGTAATCCTCGTAACCTCGCATAGCGTTCCAGTTCAAGCTTCAGTGCAATCTTTATGGACTCGATGTCAAGTGTTTTCGACATCTCGTACACTCGGAATGTACCTCGGTCAGATTCCGAAACTCTGTAACCAGTATACGGATCGAAGACTATCAACTGCTACCACCACTATCTCAGTCGCACGACCTCACCCCATGGTGGTTCTTGATCAACTGTTGCCCAGACAACGGGATACGAAGGTGGCTCGTTTGGATATACACCATTACCATCAGTGAGGTAGACGAGGAGCTTACAATCAGGCTTGTTCTCCTCGATCCACTTGAAGACTGGACGGAAGTCAGTTCCGCCTCTGTTGAAGACGATACTTTCGAGGTCGAATGCCGAGTCAACTTCGTAGACAGAGTGTACTCTTGTATCACAGCACAGTAACGTTATATGTAAGCTTGGGAACTGATGGTAGAGGTTGCGTAACACACCGAGGAATTCACGACCTTCATCGTCGGTTATACTCCCAGAAGTATCAACAGCTGCAACGATTTCGACATGCTTTCGCTCAACGTCAGGTAGGTAGACAGAAGTGAATCGTCGATCTCTACACAGCCACGTGTAGTCGACGATGTACCTCTGAGCTATGACATTGAACAGGAGTTCGAAAGGTAGATATTTGTCTGTTAGTGCTGCATCTAACAGTTGACCGAACTCTCCGGGTTCTGATCCAATCATACGTTTGTGGATTTCGATGGCCTCACGTATGACTCGTGCTAACTTACGTTTGAACTCCTTCGGTACGTCACCGTATCGATGTGCGTCAAGAACGTGTACATACTTGACTTTAACTTTCTCGTAAATCTCCTCTGCAGTCATGTCCTGACACTGTGGATCGATGAGTAATGGTATTGATGGCTCTGGTACGTGCATCTTATAGACCAGTTGTGAGTTGATCGCAAGGTCACATGCAATATTCCAACGCTTCATTTCACGGTCTCCTTTACGACCGAAGTGATCAAGGATGATATGACCGAGCTCATGTAGATAGACGAAGATGATGTCGTTGACACTATGCTGTGTGACTAACTTCTCGGTTAAGTGAACTTCTGTTGGTGTTGCCTCACCGTACTCCGAGCCATCGATCTCATCAAGCACCTTGACAGGAATGTGCATCATTATGTAACCGAAGAACGGATAGTCCGAGAGAATTCGAGTCCTCGCTAACTTAAGCTTCTCGTACTCCATAGACTACCACCTTATAGTGCTCTTCGAATCGCCTTCCGCATCTTGGGCAGAAGTTGTTGTCGGTGTCTTTAAATGCCCCCTCCTTACCACAAAAGGCGCATCTTGAAAAGCGATATCGTACAACACATCGAACATAATCCTCAAGGTTGTTGTGAAGTCCATGTAGAGCCTTCTTTAAGTCGAGTTCCTTGAAGATGTGTAACTCGTTACGTACCAAGACGATCAAACGATACTCGACGGTCTTCGTCGGTACAACAATACATGCAAAACAGTAATCTGAGAGTCGACGATAGGGAGTGAGACCTTTCAATTTGCACTCCTTTATCAACTCATCGTACCTTCGTTTCGCACCATCCGTCTTGATGAGCTCACTAATGTCTTTATAGACTGTTGAAAACCTCGGTAAGAATCTTGTATCGATGAATTCTGGATTTCGTTCCAATTGTAAAATCGAATCAACGGTTTGGAAGACGTATTGGAAGATACCATGGAGTTCCTCATCAGTTTCGACACGGTAACCGTAGAAGATGATCATACCTTCTCACCGTAAACAATTGCTTTAAAATGCTCCTTGAACGTCAAACCACAACGGTAGCAATACTTCGCATCGTTCTTTCTGAATGCATCAGTTGCGTTACATCGAGCACAGTCTGGAAATGCATACCGAACAAATCGCATGAGAAACGACGAAAGTTCATGATGGAGTGCTTTGACGCCGTCATCAGCTCTTGCAAAGAAGCGTGTGTCGTACGTATCCCTTAGCAAGATGACAAGTAGGAATCCAGCATTTAATGTGGTGACTAACGCTGCGAAACAGTGAGGTGAGACTCGTCGATACGGTTCTAATCCAGTAACGTCCAGTAGCCTCTGTAACTCTTCGTATGCCCGTTTTTGCGGTTCCGCTAACTGATCTGGAAAGTCCCTGATTGATGGTATCGACCCAACTTCAATAACAGCTGGATTCTCAGGTGGCTCGTTTTCATCAGTAAGAAGTAACTGTAGAGCCTGGTATAGTTCCTCGTCGGTTTCTGCTTTGTAACCACCGATTATGTAGATCATAGTAGGAACCGTCCCCACTTTTGGATAGGTTTCCACTCTGGGTGGTCAAGCAGTTTCATACCGTACTGATTGATGAGGAACTTACCGACTAAAGCTGAGAACTCTGGCATGATGTTGAAGAGTCGCTTCAGAACGATGAGGACAGCTCGTAGATTCTTCTCGTTCCGTGCTTTCTCCATGAGTGCACCTGATAATGCGTAGATCTGGTCGACTTGCTTCGGTAACGGTGTTGTTTCAGGATTCTTGAGTATCTCATCGATGTCAAATGACAGCATCAAGTCGATGAATGCCATGAATTCGACTGCAGCACCTACTCCAACTGCTGAGCTAACAAGCAACTGGAGTCGTTCCTTCTCTTCAGTTGGAACGTCTCGGATGAGTTTACTTGCAAACTCCCATGTCCTCGGCAACGGGAAGGTGTCCTGCTTCGATTTCGGGTCGAACTTGCAGAGCATGTCAGGACGTTTCGCTATGAATGCGATAATTCGACCGTCAATGTCGTGCTGTGTCGCCCAGTTGAGCCAGTCGTCACTATCAGTAATCAATTCGACGTTAATCCATCGTGTACGAAGAGGTGTTAGCACCATGAATGCACCGGCGCCATGTTCCATTCGATTACCAGCAGCTGCAACCCAGTAGCCATCAGGAAGGATGTAGTTGTCGAGTGACCTCTGTAAGAACAGTCGGAATGCAGCTTTCTGGCACGCTGGCTCTGCAGTTGGCATGTCATCGAAGAAGATGATACCGTAACCGCAACGTGGAAGCTCCTCAGTGGGCAACCATCGGGTTGTGTTATTCGCATAGTCAGGCCATGGTGTACCTCTGATGTCAACTGGGTTACGCAAAGTCATCCGAATATCATGTACAATAAAATAGTCGTCCGATGGTTGAGTCCATGGGTAGATACCGAACTTCTTACCTAACTCGTTGGCAATCTGTTCTCCTGCAGTATAGAAGCAAGCACTCTTACCTATTCCTGGAATGCCCCAGACCATTAGTGGAATACGTCGACGATAGCAGTGAATGATTAGGTCGATTAGCTCACTTGGTGTTACAACTGGCGACCCGTGTGACTGAATTCGTTCACTCATGGAGCTTCACCCGAAAATCGCTTCCACATACGGATTTCCTCTCGGGTGAAGTTAATCTCGTCCCGTAATCCTCCACAAGGGTGATTCTTGTACATCTCGAGGAGCTTCTGGTAGTAGTCCCAGATCTGCTTACGAATCTCGTCGTACATCTTCATCACCTTGTGAAGCAAGAAGTGCTAGTAAAAGCGATATGTATCTCGCAACCTCGAGCCATCCTTCCTTCCGAATGGTGTCAGCTATTATCGAAGTTAAGGTCTTCACCATCCCATCGATATTCTTCTCCTGTCGGAATGTTATGATTAGTAGATAGCCAAGTATACGTCGACGACTTTCGAAGTCGAAGTCCCGAAGCTTTTTGTAGATTTCCTTCGCCGCCTCGAATTCCTTCTGTATGGTTTCATCCAACTTCCCTCACCTCCTGGAGAATCCTTCCAACTAAAGTATCGACAACTCTCTTGGTTGCTTGATCGACTTTCTCGAATGTTGCCTCATCAACTCCTAGGATACGCATGGTGAATTCCTTCTCTGTGTTACGGAACCCACCAGCTAATTCAAAGAAGAGGCAGATGCGTACAAGTCGCTCCATCTTACCTCACCTCATAGAATCGGATTGCGATGTCGATCAGCGTGTCCAGTACACTGTCAACGATCTTCGTCAAATCCTCGGCGATCTCAACTGCCAGGTCAAACTCCTCATCATCTGCGTTAAACTCTTCCTTCAAATCGTTCTCTAGGTCGTACGGGTCAAGTCCCATAAGCTGAAGGACGACGCACTTCTTTATCAAATCGCTCATCATCTAACTTTCACCTCCTAACAGTTCTAGGGGTGACGCCTTTACGACGCCACCCTGTCTAGACCACGGAGGCTAATTCCAAAAATAACTCACGGAGGTTTACTTCCTGAGCAACCTTATCTAAATTTAATGCACAGTACGGACAGTAACGGTAGTCTTCGAGAAGTATCTTGTTACACGACGGACAGTAACACATTAATGAACGGACGAGACGGGTTCGGAATTCCTTAGCTTCAGAAGCTAAACGAAGGATAGATTCGTTAGTTGGACGCAATCCGAGTCTCGATAGCTTAATGACATACGATAGCAATAGCTCAGTTAGCGTCTTTGGTTTGTCCAAAATAAGGAAGACTTTTTCACTTGTTACGATACACCGTACATCGTCGAAAACTGGTTCGAGGTTGACACCAATAATTCGTGCTCGTTTAATTAGCGTCTCAGTGTCCTTAAGTTTGTCAACGGCTGTGATATTTAGTCGTTTTAGTTCACGTTCACCAACGAAGCACCGTGCATTGAAAACCCGTGGAGTTGCTTGAATTCCACGTTTCTCGAGCTCTCCTTGTATGTACCATTCGAGCTGCTTATCCGTCATGTAGTTTTCACGCATCCAGAGGTAACCCTGTACTGTTAGGTGGATCTCGTTCTGTTGTCGTATTGCGAAACCTCTGTCGATGAGTTTCTGAACGATCCGGTCAACATCGTATCGGTACGGTTTGATTTTGGCACGAAGGTGCTCGTAGAGAAACCGTAAACAGGTATACGTTTGCTGCGGAGGTCGTATGTAGTGATATTTTGTACTCCGTCCTTCTGGGAGGGAACGAAGCTTATTCACATCCAACACTCTGTCTCACCATCTTAAGATGATCGGTAAACGACAACCCACAGAATTCACAGTAGTTACCGATGATGTAAGATTGATTACAGTTCCTACACTTCTGGCGACGTGAATAGTAGTAGATAATGCGATCGTCATCCATGTAAACTCGCAAGACTTCATCAAGGTTTGAGCTATTGTAGATCCAACAGTCCTCAGATTTGATGACGTACGATGAGCCTTCGACAACTAACTTCACCTTCAGTCGACCAAGTTGTTTCTCCTTCGGAATGCCGAGTAGACGTGACTTCTTGTTAAGGTAGTCGACTTTGTACTGCACAGTTGGGAAGACACCTGATAGAAGTTTGAAGTAGTTTAAGGCTATTTCTTTCTCGTTCATGTCGACGTAGTACTTCTTCGTCTTTCGATAGATACGGTACTTACCGGTTGGTAGACGTTCGATTTCCCATGGCCACTTTTCGAGAAACTGTTTGACCCGACGTTTGATGATGCAGTCTTCCTGTGACTTCACTCGCTCGTATTCACGTACACCATCTGGAAGAATCCGTAGCTCCTTCTTTATGATAGGATAATGATATCCACGTACAGACTTGATGTAAACCTGTTGATAGCGTGAGGTTATGAGCCCACCTTTCTCAAGTTGAATTATCTGGAGGTTGTGATTACCCCAAGGATCACCTCTACCCTGATTCTTCAACCACTCGAGAACTTCCTTCATTGGAACCCATCGATAGGCATTTTCGTATAGATACTCGAGGACGAGGTAAGGCATTGAACCATAACGGACCGACTTCTGACAACGGAGCTTACCAGGCTGATTGTAGAAGCGACCTTTTGGAAGTTTTGCTAACTCCTCCATCAGTTGCTTGTTTTCGCTAAGCATAGACTTTCACCTGAACGACTCTCAAACCCTTGAGTATCTGAGGGATGATAATTTCCTGGTTGTTCTCAATGAGCTCTATGACTCTCTTACGGCAGAACTCCTGGTCAGTTAGCATCTTTCGCTTGAATTCCTCCCAGTTCTCGGTATCACTCTCAGTCCAATGAACGTAGAGGTTTACATTTACCTTCGCTTCGAGTACTTCCTCAGGCATACGATAACACCTCAAATTTAATTTCTCTCTCATTTTATTTTGAGACAGCTCCTACGAGTCGCTTGCGGTTGTATTCGATCATCTCCTGAAGCGTATGATGGCAGTTCGCACACCGAATCTCACCCCAATCGAAGTACTTACGAGTACCACAGAATGGACACCCTGTTATGAAGGTGTAGAACCGTAAGATGGACTCATCGTCTAAGAAGTCGCGGATTACTTCCTTTGCTGTAGCATCTGGAAGGTAGATGACGGGTTCGAGTGGAGACTCTCTAGTCTTGTCATCGTCATCAAGTACGATCCAACAGTTGTTGTCGCTGGCTTCTAGTCGAATCTTTAGCTTTCCAATTTGCCGTTCGGGTTTGATGTTTAGGGTTTCGAGTAACATCCTCAATCGATTCAAGTCGGTCATATTCCTAACCTCCTCTTCCACTCCTCGACCATCTCTTGGAGTGTATGACCACAAACTCGACAACGTTTAGTGTTCCAATCGTAACTCCATTCACAGAATGGACAGCCTTTCTTATAGGCATAGAACCTGAGAATGAAATCATCGTCGAGAAAGACACGGAGAATCTCCTCAGGATCCGTACGATAAGAGAACGTCAGAATGAAGGTTTGATCTCCATCACATACTGTTAAATATACGAAGATGTCTTTAGGTTGCCACTCCAGTTTAACTGTTAGCTTACCGAGTCGACGTGTTGGGCTGACGTTTAAGATGTTCGTTAAATGGATGAGCTTCTGAATGTCCGTCACTCGTTTACCTCCTTTATCTTCCTAACCTGCGACTTATGCATCTTTACGGGTAGTAGGGATTTAGCCTCATCGAACTGGACGATGATGTTGTTTCCTTCAACAGCAATTACTGTGCCTCTCATACCTCGCATAAGTCCTGTGACGACCTCCACTCTGTCGTTGACGTTGTAAGTCACTTCAGGTGGTCTTACGAGTCGTTCAACTTCTTCGACTGTGACCATTCCTGGGAGAATCCCTCGAATCCATCGACACCCATCCTTGTATGTTTCGGAGACTAACTGTCGAACGTACTCGTAGTACTGTGTCTCGATGTAAATGTAACCAGGCGTTCTGTCAGAGAATATCATCGAGGTTATTGGGATGTTTGTCCGTTCAGCTACATCTGCTAACCAGTGTGCTGTTGCCTCTTCCTGATCCCTTAACACACGGATTACGAAGAAAGGCAATCTAACACCTCCAATTGTGAGTTATACATCTTAGTGTCACCTCATATTTAAATTTTTTCTCTCTCAAAAAATTTTTTGTGACGGTTCCAGGTTTTCGTTAACTGTTAGACCTGTGACTCATTTAACGGTAGACTAATGGATTGATAGACTGAAAGTTTGATGACTGAAGTTCTGACAAAATGATTAACTTACACTGTGGGTCGCTCGGCGACTGTCGGACGGTTTGCGTTGACTGTGCCTTCAAGCTTCACTGACAGCTGTTGATGAAGATGATCATCATCGTGAGGGCAGTAAGTGTGAAGGGTGGGCTCCAGTTTCAGCATTTCACTCAACTTTAGTCGTCCAGTCGAGCAGTTTGCTGAGTTGACAGTTGAAATTTCATCGGGTTGTTGATTTAACTGTTACTGACGGTTGTTGATGATGATGATGAAGAATATGACAGGATTTTAGTCCACAATTGTTCGACGATTAATCGTCGCAAAATTTTAAATATTGGTTCACCGATATACTCCTTGGATGACGTTTGAACGGCTGTTAACTGTGCGTCTTGCATCTGGGAGGTCGATGACTTGGCGAGAGGCCGACCTGGTGCCCCGTTGAGACGAGCAAGGGTGGGGCGCATCTACCGAGTCGTACTGCGTCTTCCAGGACTGGAGGTTGTGCTGCGAGCCGCCCTCTGCCTCCACTGCAACCAGGTGACTGTGCCTCGCACCACTGTGCCTCGTTGTTGCCCGATCTGTAAGACATGGTGGGATACAGTTGACGAAGAGACCATTGTACTTGAGAAAGACGTTGCAACTGACAGATGGCATCTCGTCGAGTCAGACCTCAAGGCTGTTCGCGTTTACACCGGACTGCCGTTCTAGCCACCTCGAGGACGCCCTAACACATACAGTGACTGCTGCCGGAGGCGACTCGCACTAACTTACACGATGACGTATGAGTGGCCGGGTGGCGGCTCACTACATCCAATCGATGACTGACAGGTGCCGGGTGGTGGGCTCGTTCTCACGTTTACGGTTTACGTTTCGTTCGTTTCGACAACAGAGCGTGCGTTAAGTCACCTTGATCGAAAAAAGGGGGAAGTAAGTCGCTCACTCGGTGTTTGCTGGTCTGAAGACGTAGATGCGAGGTCCGAGTCCCTCGATTATGCCAACCTGGACGTCGGGATCCTTGTCTAGCCGCTCGATTAAGGCGTAGACCTGGGGGTTGTGGATAACGCCTTGCTTCGCGTCGTATTGTGACATGACCTGCTTGATCTGCCGGAATGTCAGTCCTATGTTTCTCTTGCCAGCCTCGACGAGGGCCTTCTTGATACCCTCGTAGTCAAACCTCCGTCGGGTCAGTCGACTGCGCTCCTTTAGTGACTTTAGGGATGTCGGGTCAATCTTCACGCCCAGCTTGCTTAGGTCGATCTTTGCGTCCTTGTGTTCACTCATTATTCTCACCATTTTCCTCTCTTACTAAAACTTCTTTAATCGACTTTATGTGTCCCTCGTAGTAGAGTTTCTTCAGTAGCTTGACAGTTCCGTACGTTGTCAGTACTGTCGTTCCATCTTCGAGGTACAGTCGTACTCTATACTTGATGTTTGGCCAGTTCCACCACTCTCCCTCGATGATCGGTTCGATGGCAGTCACTCCGAGTGATCTGAGTATCATTGCGTTGATCGGCAATCCTGTCTTCGTTCTGTACCGTATCCAATGTGTGACCTTCTGCTTGAATCGTCTGACGTCCTTTCTGTAGCCTTCTTTGAGTTTCCGTTCCCTCCATCGTCTGAAGACGCTGTCCTGGTACTCACCCCATCGTTCACGTAGAATCTTACGTCGTTCCTCTGCCTTTCGTAGTGCTTCCTTGTGTCGTTCGATACGTCGCTTCATGATCTCCTCGACAGTCAATAATTCGAGTTTCTGTGCCTCTCTGTAGCTTGTCAGTACATAGCCTTTGATGTTGATTCCCTCGATTGTATGACTTAGTGGCTTTGCCTGTTGGATGTCGTGTCCTGTCAACTGTATGCCGAATGTCGAGTGCTGGATACGTCGATAGCGTTTCTCTGTCTTTGGTTCTTCGAAGTCTATCTCTTCACTCATCACTTTCCACCCTTCTTTAACTCTTTGACGATCTTCTCACAGACAGTACGTGCACATCGAATGTCCTCAGCTACCTGTTGTGCATAGTTCGTAAGAAACGCTAGTAAGAACTCCGTCTCCTCAGACGTTAACTTGATGGTAATTTCATCTTTCATCTCACTATCCACCCTTAACTAAAAATTTAAGGTGAGTTTGGCTGTGGTATTGGTCTCAGTCTACCGTTCATCAACGCATACGCGTACCTCGTTATGACTTTGATTCCAGTGACAGGGCACTCCATGTACCAGATGTCGACGCCATCCTTCGTCTCAACTTTGACCTTCCATGCTAGATCGTTTGGTTGACATTTCCGACATCGCAGACATCGTATCCTCATGGCTGCCATGGTCCTATTCGTTACGACTGTCTGATTATTCGGACTTAAGTCGTTCCAATTCATCTTAATCACCATCATCTTCACTTAAAAATTTAGGAGGTAACGTATCCAAACTGTTCCACTGAGTTACTGTAAACAACGTATACATTAACCCATGTTAGCTTGTGATAATCGAATGCATCTGCAACCTTCTTTACTGCATATATTTCAGCTCTACTCTCTACAGCCATCTTTCGGCAATAGCCTGGTAGGTCGTCAACGCACTCGGTTTCAATTCTTTGAAAGGTAGCTACCGCAAATCCTGCGTCTTCAAGCACCTTTCGTTGAGCTTCGAAACACTGATAATGTCTGTCGAGCTCTTTTACTCTCGCTTCAAGGTCTTTCTTCGTTATTACAACTCTCAGATAGTGCGGGTTGATGCATCTCCAGATTAAGGACTTAATTTTGTCCAAAGCACGAATTAGTTCGTAATTGATTTCAAACTTCATCTTAATCACCATTATCCACCCTTACTCAAAATAAAAAACAAATCAAATCCAACCTCTTCCTCTATTCCTCATCAAACCTCTCAATCTTCCACTAATCAAATTATACACTCTCACCTTCCTATCTTCACACTCCATACACCACACATCCACTCCTTCTACCACCTCTACTTTCATTCTCCATTTCAACACATTACTTCCCTTACATCTCCCACAACTCAAACATATCCCTCTACATACTCTCAAAACATCTCTTCCTACAACTAAATCAAACCCATCCTCACTCTTCCTAACCTCATTACCAAACCAACTCATATAATCACCATTATCCTCCCTTCACTAAAAAATTTTTTCAAAACATACCTAACTCACACATTCTATAAAACCACTCCCAACTCCTAAACCAACTCCAACACCCATTTCTCAACCTTACTTTCAAAATCCTACCACTATACAAATCTACAATAACCTTCTCACAATATCCTTTCCAACCTACCACTCTTAATCCATCACATACCTTCTTCCCAAACCTATTAAACTCACACTTCCTACAAATCTCCTCTAATCTCTCCAAACCTAATCTACTTTCAACCCTAACCTTCATCATCCAACTCTCCATCTTTAACACCTCACTCTTAACCCTTTAACCCAATTTATCAACTCACCTACCTCCTCACTATTCAAACCTTCAATCTCAACCATATTTCTACTCCAATCATAACTAAACCCACACCTATACTTCCTCTCACCTTCCTCTACCCACAAACCAACCTCCTCTAACATTTCCCTCCTCAAATCCCAAATTCTCACAATATACAATCCATTCAACCTCATAACATTAACAACTACCACCTTTAATCACCACTATTCACCCTTTCTTAAAAAAACAAACAAACCTAAATAACCCTTACACCCCTATACTCACACTCAATACCCCACAACTCACCACCTTTCTTACCTTTCCTAACCACCACCTTCCACATCCCACCTTTACAATCTTCATACCTACTACAATTCTTACAAATACCCCTTAAACAACCCAAAAAATTCTTTTCAACTCTTATAACCTTAACAAACCTATCATACATCTATATCACCATTCTCTTCCCTTTACAAAAATCACCTTTACAATATCTATCAATTCTTTCTTTCGGTCTCTTCCCCACGTGTCCCCGTGAAATTGGTTAGACGAACTGAAAACGGAAACTCAAACCGCACGTACGACCTAAGAACCCGACAGTTAGCGGACATTGACAGTCGGTCAACACACATAAATATCAGTAAACAGTCAATATCTACAGCTTGGACTGTAAAGTCTGTCAGTTGCCGGATGCCCCGGAGATCGTAAGACGTATCAAAGCCAACGAAATCTCAATAGCCGAAGGAGCGAAGCTACTCGGTGTTAGTTACCGAGAACTCTGGTTGCACCTTAAGAATTGTGTGGTCGACAAGCCACGCGAAACTTCAGTTGATACACTCCAACTACTCGAGGAATTGCTGCGCATCCTACGACAGAAGCTGCTTGAGCTCGACAGAATGGAAGTCTCAACAGCCAACATTTCCGCTCTTGCTAAAGTCGCCGACAGTCTACGGAAGACTTGCATGGACATCGAGCGTCTAACAGGTAAATTAAGAGCGGCACCGCTTATACAGCTGCAGAAGATCACCATCCACTACGAGAACCTTCTACAGATCATCTCAACGGAACTTTGTCCTGAATGTCGGCGTAAAGTCCTGAAGAAGCTCGAGGCGATGACAGTATGATCGATCCGAGAGAGAAAACCATCAAGATACTAAAAGCATTAGAAGACCCTGTCTACTTCTGTGAAGACGAGTACTTTCTCGGTGCGAAGCTCTACCCGAAGCAAGCTGAGGTGCTACGGAAGTTCTATAACGGTGGATACAATGAACTTGTACTCATCGCCGGGATGAGATGTCTTTCACCAGAAACCATCATCTACACAAACCCGTATCCAAAGCCGCTGAAGGAGTTGAACGAGGACGACCTTGTTCTTACGTTCCGTAACGGTAAATTCGAGTGGTGCAGATGCCAACTCATACGTCAACGCGCACGTATGGTCTACCGTCTTGTAACGTACTCAGGACGTGAAATCTACGCAACTGAGAATCACCCGATTCTAACGTCGAGAGGCTGGATGACGGTTTCATCAATGCTCGAATCGACCTCGTTACCTTACGTTGCAATGTGCCACAAAGTTCCTCCACCACTTCACCCAATACACGATCCAGATTATGCGACTGCTGTTGCCCTATTCCTCTCAGAGGGTTGCTGGATAACTTCGACTCCACTCTTCTCGAATCGTGACCCTGAGCTGATCGACACTTTGCGAACTGTACTAAAACGTCGATTTAATGGAGAGTTACGTGGAGGACCGAAGGACTTTCGCATCATAAGTAAACAATTCCGTGAGGAGCTACATGAACTAAAAGGCAAGAAGTCCGCTGAGAAGTTCATCCCAAAGAGAGTCTTCGAACTTGACGATGAAAGTCTTAAGAAATTCATCTACTACTTCTGGAGAGGTGACGGTGGAATCGAAGGTGGTAAAGTTCACTTCTACAGCACAAGCAAGCGCTTACTGCAACAGCTACAATTTCTCCTCCTCCGATTCGGGATACGTAGCTACTTACGTAGACGTCCACAGTACAAATACTACAAACGTGCGCACCCAGAAATGAAGAGTACGAATGAGAGTTACGATCTCGTCGTACATGACGACATTTCAACGATCATTCCTGAGGCACCAAGGTGTCAACATAATGGCACATCACCAATGGATAAAATCGGACTCAAGTTAAGAGACCTTCGAGAAATTTGTGAAACCTCACTCTGGAAGCTACGTCAGCTTATGTGTACGAACACAAAGAACACCATAAGCTTAAAGAATGCACGTAAGATTGCTCATCTCATACCAATGTTCGGATGGGAAGACGTTTACTTCGAACCAATCGTTAGGATCGAGCCTATCGGAGTTCGTGAGACGTACGACTTATCTGTACCTCATGAAGGTCATGCATTCGTCGCGAATGGTATCATCGTTCATAACAGTGGCAAGACATTTCTCGCTTCTTGTTTCGCAGCTTACGAGGCGTTCAAGCTCTTGATTAAGCCTGACCCAGCTGCCTACTACAACCTGGCTCCAGGTAGTCCGATCTTCATTGTCGTAGTTGCGACTTCTGAGAAGCAGGCTTACGATACGATATTCAACGAAATTAAACAAAAGTTAATGAGAAGTCCGTTCTTCCGTGAGTATCATCCACGATTCCTCATGAACGAAATCATCTTCCAGTCAAAGAATGTACGCATACTCTGTGGTACGTCTTCATCTGCCTCATTAGTAGGTCGAAACGTTAAGTTAGCGATTTTTGACGAGCTGGCTCGATTCGAAGAGTCAACCAGTAAGAGAGGAGCTTGGGAAGTTTACACGTCATTGAAACGTTCAACTGCAACCTTTGGAAAGGAGGGCTACTGCATTTCGATTTCCTCGATCCGTCATCCAAATGACATTATGATGACTCTCTATCGTCAAGCTCAGACTAACCCAAGGATGTTCGCACTTAAGTTTGCCACGTGGGAGTTCAACCCAAACTTCAAACTCGAGGACTTTAAGTTCGAACTTCAACGAGACCCACTTGCATTCTGGAGAGACTTCGGTTCGAAGCCGTTTGCTGGTCAAGCACCCTTCTTCGCTAACATTGACGTCGTACCCTTCGATAGCAGTATACCAAACAACCTTGAGCTGCTCGCACGTGGAGAGAAGACCTACTTCAATGAGGAGGCAACCTATGTCTTGGCTGGTGACCCTGCTATTCGCCATGATGCATTCGGACTCGCTATCGTCCATGAAGTTGAACCTGGTCAGTACGTTTGCGACGGACTTTACCGTTTCAAACCAATGGGGACCGACCTTTCTCCAGTCGAGATAAAGAACTTCATCCTTCGCGTACTTGACCACTGTAACGTCATAACTGCAGTTTTCGACACCTGGAACTTCCCAGAACTACAGGAGGAAATTCGCTCACATGGTGTCGAAGTGCTCAACCACATCGTCCGTAAGGAAGATTACGATCGCTTCAAAGAATTCTGTTTCAAACGGTGCATCCGAATATGTGACTATCCAATTCTTCGTCAGGAACTCGAACAACTTCAAATTGTCAATGTCAAGAGGGTTGATCACCCACCTGGTGGAAGCAAAGACGTTGCCGATGCATTAGTCAATGCTCTATGGGCGATTTCCGAATTTCAACCTGAGCTACCGTTGAACGTGGCGGTGATCGTATGAGTGCGATAAGACGTTTCCTGGCCCGTTTGACTGGTTCTAGTTCCAGTATGCCTGTTATAACTCAGTCGATGATACGGTTTCCATCCTTAAGACCGCTAAAGGAGATTCTTGACAAACTCAATCGGATCTCAAACAAGTTCGAACTGTACCGGACTCTAAAGGAACTGGACCCTGAGCTTTACGGTGCTATCGACCGAATTGCAAAGATGGTTCGCTACTCCTATCAGGGAGTCTTCGTACACGTTGGACGTGAACTCAGCGAGACTGAACAGGAGCTTCAGCGAATTGCTCGTGAGTTTGCTGAGGAGCACGACCTTAAGTCAAAATTCTACACAGTTGCCGACTACCTCTTAACCTACGGGAACTACGTAGCGGTAACTAAGTTCCAGAAAGGTGCTGGTCTGGTCGCCTATCAGACGCTACCGATCGAACATCTTACAATTGTTGAGAAGAAGGAGCAAATCGGTGATCCAACTGCACAAGTATTCGAATCGAACATCTACGTTCTCAATGAGACGTCGATGGACAAACAGAAGACATGGCCAGCTGACCAGATTCTCCACATCGCTTTGAATCGAGAAGGTTCCGTATTCCACGACATAACTGGCCGTTACACCTTCGGTGTGTGGGGCACCAGTCCAATCGAGCCACTGAAAGTCAAACTCCTCTGGAAGCTCTCTACCATCTACAACGACATACTGATACGTCAGCGACTTATCCCACGTGAACACCACAAACTTGACCTACGTGCATTTGACCCACGGTACTTCCCAGGTACAACCATGCAGGAGAAGTACAACAATGCACGAAAAGCAGCCCTTGACTTCATTAACGAGTACAAGACTAACATCGCGAAGATAACCGAACCTGACAGAAGCTACATCACCTCGAAGGACGTCGAAATCGAATTCGTCGAGCCGAAGAAAGTCACGTACGTTTCACCGAACGAACTCATCGAGCAGATCGACCTGTCTATCTTCTCAGTCATTGGTCCAGTCGAAACCGCGGTCACTGGACGCAGTCGACGGACGTATGCAACAGAACTGATCGTTGCCTCGTATGCAGTGTTAGTTGCCGAAACTCTCGCTGACATTATCAAGGCCGAGTTCTTGAAGCTTATCAAACGTCACATACGACTCAAGTACGGCTCACGATTCAGTGAGGAAGATTTAAACAAGATCGACATTAAGGTGCGACTGACATTGGACGTACTACGTGGTGAAATTATCCGTCAGGTAGCCGTGCTAGCACAACTCGGTCTCTGTACGACTGACGAACTACGTGCCATGATTGGTCTCGAGCCACTTACCGAGGATCAGATCCCACATGTCGTTACGAAGACTGGTCGTGCTGGACAGTACGTTCAGACACCTGCCGACGTCACGAGAGATGTAACAAAGCGAGTCAAACCGATTCCTCAGCCTTTAACACCTGAAAGTCGACGTGAGCGACAGGTGACGTAAGATGAAAATCACCTTCCTTGGTACGAAGGGCTTCATCGAGGAAAGTAGTTCAGACCATAAGTATCACTCGTCTATTCTGATTGAGCGTGGCAACACACGTCTGCTCATCGACTACGGTCGACTTCACCCGAAGTCACTTGACGAGATTAAGCCGACACATATCCTTTTGACTCACGGTCATCCTGACCATTGCTTCGGTTTCCGTGACGAGACAGAAGATGGCATTGATGTCTATATGCTTGACCGTGTCTGGAATAGTTTACCGGAGAAAGTCCGTGAGAAGCTCGACCACAAGCCCTTCCATATGCACCACTGGGAGAAGATCGGTGACCTCGAAGTCTACGCATTTCCTGTCAGTCACTCGATCGACTTTCCGACAAACGGGTTCCTCATTCGTAACGACAAGACTGTTTGTTACTGCCCGGACGTTTTGTCGATAACTAATCGAAAGTTAATTCTCAGGAATGCCGACATTTACATTGGTGACGGCTCTTACATCACTGATAAGCCTGGTCGTGTACGCTACCATAAGGAAACTGGACGACCATACGGTCATGCACTCATACGTGATCAGGTCAAGTGGTGTGCTCAATCCGACGTACCGATAGTCATCTTTACTCATTTTGGAAAAGAGGCAGTTGAACATCCCGATAAGCTTAAGGAACATCTCAAAAACCTCTCGAAGGAGTTTGATGTTAAGGTTATGGAGGCGAAAGATGGTATGACAATCGATACGACTAAGCTCGGACAGCCCGGAATCTACCTCGTCCCACCTCATGCAAGACTTATCACTGAGGGAAAGAAGACAGCCATTGTGAGTACACGTCCATGCCCAAAGCAGTACCTCGACGTTCCGATACATTTGATCGAGGACAAGAAATCCTACGGGTTGATCCGAATAACAGAATGCCACGGTCCACTTGACGCAGAGTTTGTACGGACACAACTTCGTCACCGACACCAAATCACGGATCGTGAATGGAGAGACTGGTGGCCTGATGCTAAGCAAGTCTACGTTTACGACTTCAAAATCGATAGGCTCTGGGACGAGCCAGTTCCAGTTGAGGTACCGCAAGGTATTCAAAAGTGGATACGCGACGTCAGGGTCAACCTTGCTGAACTTACAGCATACGCACTTGACGAGGAGGGCAACCTGACAAAGTTCGGTCAGGCGAAACAGTACAGAGTAAACGGTAAGACTATCGAAATCATAGGTTCAGGAGTCGAACGTGCGAAGAAGCTTGTCGAGATGGGTGTTAAGAAGGTCATCTGTGCAGCTATTGGTGAGGCCTCACGGACCGTTCTCGAACAGAACGGAGTTAAGGTTGAGGTTCGTGCCTCGCTTATCAAACCTGAACGTGTGAAGGAAGTTCTGAAGCATCCTGAACTACTCAAGGAGTGGACCGATGAACAACTATTGGACGACCACCGTATCTGCCATCTATGGGCAGGAAAGAACTGGAAGACGTTGCCTCACGACTTGACCAAAGAAGAGGTCAAACGCTTCCACGATCTGTTAGTCGAGGAAATGAACCGTCGCGGTATGGAGCATACCACACCGTTGGAGCTTGAACGATCTGTGACGACAACCGAACGACAGTCATACGATAATCTTAAAGATAATCTTCTTGAGAGTTCCAACATTTCTGAAGTCAACAAGCAAATTGTCGAGGAAGTTAAAGAACCATCTCCATATGCACCTGTTCACCATATTGAGACCGGTGAGGACACAATAGAACTCGAGACAGTCCTTGAAGCTTGGAGTAAGCCTATCATACTCAAGAAGGGCTACGTAACGTTAGTCGGTGGACTAAGCAATCATGGTCGGACAGATGGTGACATCGACGTTTTGATCGGTGATCGTGAATGGGTGACTCATATCCATCAACCACTTCTATTCCGACTTGGACGTGCACTTCCAGATGACCTCGGTGAACGAATACAAATGATGTTCGTCGGTGAATACGGTGGTCCGTTCACTAACCACATACCAATCTACGACTTGGTTCTCATCCCATCAGCAGACCGTCGACTTATCCGTATGGAGAAAGTACCAACTCGAATCAAGCAACTTCGTGACCGTCAGGCCTTCAAAGAAGCGCTTGAATCCTATCGTGAAGATGAAGTGAAACCACTCCGTTTCGTCATACCACTGAAAGGCTATCGAGCACATTACCGATTCGCTGACCTTGTTCCAGAAGTCGTCGAGGAGTGGTTCGAACGTGACGTTTATCCAATCTACGCTCAGAAGAAATACGATGGCTTCCGTGTACTGTTGATGAAGCAAGGTGACAAGATCATCATTCGTTCAGAAGACGGTGAAGACGTTACAAAACGCTTTCCGAAGATCATCGAACAAGCTAAGAAGATCCTTCCACATACCTGTACGCTTGACATCGAAGCTGAACTTTGGAAAGATGGTAAACATCAACCACGTGAGGAAGCAGCTGGATATGCACATGCAAGAACTCCACCTGACGACAGTGGTTTTGTCTTCAATGTCTTCGACGTACTGTACTTCTACGATGAATCAGTTGAGCATCACGAGTTGAGTGGTACAATTGGTGACCTCCACAAACATCCATATGAGCTACGTTTACGCTACCTATCACTAATCGACTTCCCACAGTCAACTGACGACACACCAAAAACTCCAGCATTTAACCTGACTCCAACGTACGTTGCTCATAATCCTGAGGAATTAGCAAAGCTCGTACGTAAGTGTTCAGACTTCATTGCCTCAGAAGGTGCAGTCGTAAAGTCAAGCAAGAGCGACTATCCACTCGACGGACTAACCGATCAGTGGCTCAAATTCAAGAAAATGGCTGAAATTCACGCAATCGTACTTGATAACATCGAAACCAAGACGAAAGGTGTCTACAACCTCGTTGTAGGTGTCCGAGTTCCTCCAGGGTGGAAAGTCCCAGAGAAGCATCTCAGAGAGCTTAACGGTAAGAAGTACATCGTTATCGGTAAGACGTTTAATGTCAAAGGATATAAGAAGCCTGGTACGATCGTTACTGTGAGTTTCCATACGCTCAACCACTACATCGACAGTCAAACTGGTGAACAGTGGATTCACATCTACGAGCCAAAGTTCATCGAAGTTCGTGAAGGACAGAAGACACCTGACTCAGCTGAAGACGCAATTAAGATTGCTCACGACCTCGAATTGCTGACCGTCAAGAGACTTGCCCTCACTCGGTTCCCAATGGATGACAAGCCACACCAGGCAGTCCTTCAACACCACTACCGATGTGAGCTCGAACAACTTCTACCTGATGTCGGTGAACCAGGAAGTCCCTGGTTTGAGTTAGCATTAGACGAACTGATACAGAGACTTGGTGACCACATTGACAAGATCCGAGTCTTCCTCGGTCGATCTGTTCACACTGACTTCCGAATCAAAGTCAATGACCACCTTGAGGGCTTCACCATTATGGATGCAAAGCCAGGTGCAATCAAGGAACCCGTAACTTCAGTCGAACAAGCAAAAGAGTTGGAGAAAGACTGGGACAAGTACTTCAAGCTCTCCAACGATCCACAGACATACATTGCTTCACCACGACGTAAGCTATGGGTCGAACAGAAGAAGAGTGAACCGAAGGAATGGCTCAACGTCGAACGAGTCGTCAAACCAGGTGAAGTCGGTGCAACTAAACATGAGTACGGTGTCTTCTCAATCTTCGACCGACCAATCGTCTACTTTGGCGCTGTTAAACCAGACTTCCTGGAGATGTTCCTCTACGGTAAGAAGTTTAACGGTCGTTGGGTTGTACGTCTACTCCCAAATCCATGGAAGCGAGAGATGCCACGACGTGAATTCGTCTTACTGATGTGGAAGCCTGAGGACCAAACACCTTACGTCCTTTCAAGTCGTGCTGTCCGGAGGAAATGGATTCCACCGAAGGGTATCAGTTGCCTACCACCAGAAATACGTCAACAGATACCCGAAGAATACCGCTACTGGAAGTTCGACGACAAACAGAAGCGACTTGAAGTCCGTGATAAGCTAGTCGAAGCCATTCGTAAAGGGGAGGTGAGAATACGTCCAGTGACGGTCAAACGGAGAAAGTAAACGGTACACTCACGATACAAATTCGTCGACGACTAGGACTCTACCTCTACTTTTACCCACAGGTCGTCATCTTCGGTGACAAACCTTACCTCAAGCAATTGCGTCACAGATTCGGTGGACGAATCTATAGTGGAGCTGACAATCGCCTTGTCATCACAGGGTGGAGGAGTGTCAAGCACGTACTTTCCTCTTTGACTTTCGCTAACGAAAGGAAACAAACTATATTGCTTTCCCTTTGTGATCTTTACCGTCAGCATGGTCCTCGATTCTACCTTGAGGATGAGGCACTCGACTTACTTTACGAATTTGCTCAACTTTCTCCCGGTGCGAGACGTTTACGTTCAGTTGTTAGCCAACTGAAAAACCTCCAAACGTAAATATAAACTCACAAAGACTTTTATCAGTGACAGGTGGTTCAATGGAAGAGCTCGAGGCAACCTTCATCGTTCAACTCGGCGATACTGAGACCGAAATGCAACTTCCAATCACCATTTCAGCTGGTCAAATGTTACCTGTTGATGTCCGTCTACGTGAAGTGCCCGAACCACCTGACATTGAGCGACCAATCACTGCTCCAGCTGTACTTCAACATCATTGGTGGATGGCTGAAGTGAAACCTGTTCGGGTTGGTCCCTCAACTGAACACTGGGACTTGCGAATCGAATGGGACAAGCAGAAACCTCTCATTCACTGGATCCTCCAGGACAACCCCCTAGCAGTTGACGAGACAGTTGCAATCTTCGACTGGTGCGACGATCACGGTTGGATGAAGAAGGGTGAAAAGCTCGAGTACATTCCACCTGGTAAACCCGGAAATCCAACTCGTGATACACCGGCATACATCGAAATCATCGACAAAGGTCAAGTTCGCATCTACGAGTCATCGGACATGTTCATGAAGCTCGACATCATGTTCGACGAATTGAAGGGGCATTTCGTATTCATTCGTCGTGAACCTTCAATGAATCTTTGGACGTTTCGTCGTGAGGAAGCAAGTCCAAAGGAGGTGAGGTGATGCAGACCGTACATCTGACCCATCCCTTCACATTCTATCGACTTGACAACGCTCTACGAATCCGTGGAACTTTGTTAGCCGAGGGGAAGTGGTGTGGACTTGACCGACATCCTGTGTACTATCCACGAGATGTAATTCAGAAAGCAGCTCCGACAATCATTGGCAAACCTATCAAGTACGGTCACAGTGATCGTGCAGAGGCAGTTGTTGGTTTTGTAACTGCAGCTGAGGTTGCCGATAGTCGTATTGACTTCGAGGGCTACATCTTCGACAAGGAGACGATCGAGGAAATCGAATCCGGTCGCATCAATGGTATCTCAATGGAGGCACTTGTCTCCACTGAAGATGGTCCTGACGGTCCAGTTGCAAAAGAAATCACATTCCAGGCTGCTGCATTGGTCCTAAATCCGGCATGTGAAGTATGTCGAGTTGAGACTATAGTTCCTGTTTTCCTAGAAGAGAAGGAGGGAGAAAATATGGCCGAGGATTTCTGGAAGAAGGTCAGGGACGCCTTGGTGAAGGCTGACATCGACGAGGCTACTGCTGACAAGGTCATCGAGGTGCTGAAGGGCATCATACAGATCCCGTATCCTTACCCACAGCCCAAGAAGCAGGAGGACGTTCAGGAGCAGTCTGCCACTCCACCTGAGCCAGAGGACATTGAACTGCCCGAGGACTTTGTTGAATTGGCTGAGAAGCCGTCTCGAAGGCAGTTCCTCAACTGGCTCAGGAGACAGTTCAAGCAGGCTGGACTTGATGCTGACACCATAAAGAAGGTAATGGCAGTCATAACGAAGGCTATCAAGACTCCGTATCCGTATCCGTATCCAAGCCCGAAGAAGATGGAGAGTCCCGAAGACGACGAGCGAGTCAAGGAGCTCGAGTCGGAGCTTGAGACTCTGAAGACGCAACTCGAGGACTACCGCAAGAAGGAGATCGAGCGACTCGTCGCCGACATTCGAGAGTTTGACGAGTCGTTTGATGCCGAGTCCTTCCTTGAGGGTGTTGAGGACCACGATCTCCGGGTAAGGATGCTGGAGAAGCACCTCGAGACAGTTAAGAAATTTGCTAAGCAGAAGGTCGCTCTACAGGTCGATGCCACTAGTGAACTCGAGCAGAGAGTCCGCAAGGTACTGCAGAACATGGGTATTAGCGATGTAAAGGCATTCCTTGAGGAGAGGTGATAGAAGATGGCGTTTGTAAAGGACGAGAACCTGCTCTACGGGACACTTGATAGCAACGTCTCGGTTCAGCAGGCTGGCCTTTGTCTCAAGCTTGCCTCCGATGGTGAGCTTGAGCTTTGCTCGGCTGGCGACAGATGCATAGGCGTGGCTGCTATGACGACTGAGGACCCACTCAATCCAGGAACCTACAAGACCGGTGTCAGAATCGCTTACATCAGGAGAGGTGTCGTTGAACTTGTCCTACCTGACGACAATGCTGCGATTAGCCCTGGTGACCTGTTGGCTACTGACGATAACGGTAAGGTCGACAAGGCCACTATCGATACGACCGATGCTGACTCACTTTACGCTAGCCTCAAGGCAATCGTTGGCATTGCTCTTGAGTCCGTTGACGCCAACTCTGGTGGAACCATAAAGGCTGTCCTAATGCTGTGAGGTGGTTAAGATGGAGGACCTGAAGGTTCTGCTTTCGGATGAAGAGTGGAAGAAGCTGCAGGCTACCGCCTCTGACACCGCCATACGAAGAGAGATCATACGCCAGCTCGTCTACAGGAAGGCCGACTTCATCAGCACTGGCGTTAAGATCGTCGGAGTACAGGAGTTCGACAACCTCGACGTGAAGTTCAGCTTCCCGTCTGAGGCTGAGGTCGATTATCCTGTACCTGAGTTTGCTGGTGCTGACCTCACGAGGATCACCTGGACCGACTTCTCCTTCAGCCTGCAGAAGGCTGAGGGTCGGTTCTTGGTGAGCGACGAGGCCATGATAAGAGGTGTCGACAAGGTACAGTGGCAGACTGGCATAAAGAGACTTGCCGAGGCATTCGCCAAGAAGAAGGACGAGAATATCTTGGATACACTTGCTACTGGTGCCGGCAATACTTTCGCTGCTTCTGCCACCTGGGATTCAGCTACTGCTGCCCAGATAACAACTGACGTCTCCAAGGCTGTTGGTTACATCCTCGACGCACCCGGTGTAACTGATGCTGACATGAAGAATATCGTCTTCGTTGTACCACTAGACGCTTGGACCGGACTACTGAGAATCCTTGAGGTCGAGGGCGTCAGAGTTAGCATGTTCAACTGGCTACAACAGAGCTACGGTATCAGCATAATGCCAACGAAGCACTTCGACACCTACGGGATCGCCTTGCTCAAAGGTAGCGACACTGCCATTCACGGTGTGCTCAGACCACCTGCTGGTATACCTCTAGTCGAGGAGAAGAGACATGAGGGTATCGGTACCGAGTACATCGTGAGGCAGTTCTTCGCTACCAAGGTCGTCCCTGACTCATCGAGTACCAGCACGTCGAGCAGGATCGTAAAGATAACTGGCCTGGCCTCATCCTCATAAGGCTGAAGGCCAGCCTGCAGCTAGTTCCTACATTTTTTCCTTCTGGCTAGTTTAAGGTGTGTTTATGAGTGACGTTCCTGAAGAGCCTCTCTGGGCAGAAGCCACTAAGAAGGTTTTAGTCGAAGTCCTACGTATCGCAACCGTCTTTGTGGTTAATTCACTTGATCAAGATATTACAGTCCAGATTAAGGGCATGCGGACTGAGGAGTATTCAAGCGTCGTTGATGTTGGCCCAAGTTTTACCGTAGCATCCGAGTCTGTAGATGCACGAACCTTGACACCCGAGACATCCGGTTGGCTTCCATATATAACCGTAGAACTCCAGTGTTCGTCTGCCCCGTCAAGTGGCTCTGTCACGGTTTATCTCATCAAGTCCCAGGGCTACGAGGAAGTGCTCGTCGATGCACTAGAGATCCGAGACTCAAATGTACATAATCCATCAACTGATTCCGAAATCTCTATTCTTGAGTGGTGATCACCATGTTGCGTCCGCTTGCTGTTCCTTTGGACGTTGATACACTTTCGACCGAAAGCAGTGCAAGTGGAGTAATTGATACCGGTTCATCAACACCACCGGTTACGATTCTGACTCCGAGCTCCGGTCGACGTATTAGCACTCGAGGAGCTTACCTTTTCTCCAACAGCGATACTGGAACAATTACAATGAAGTACCAGAATTCAAACAATGTAATTCTCAAGGTCTACTGTGACAAGTTTAAAGTTGCCACAACCCCGAAGATCAGGTTTGACGGTCCGATAGACGCGTCCATTGTTATCGAGTGGGAAGGACTTTCATCCGGCTCTGAAATCCTCTGGATCCTCTCGTACAAAGAGGTGTGACCATATGGATAGCGTTACCGAACGTCTAGCTGTGGTCGAGACGGAGGTGCGACACCTACGTGAAGAAATCGGAGAGTTAAAGCTAAAACTCTCCAACTTCAAGAAAGAAGTCTACCGTCGTCTCAACAACATCAACCGTCAGCTTAACGACCTTCACTTGGCAGTTAACAACCACTCATCGTTGTCGGGCAAAGAGAAAGCTGCCATAATCGTTGCACTCATCACCTCGATCTCCTCCATTGTGGTCGCACTCATTCAGACGCTCGTCCACTGACAAACAACTACCTTTAAGTATCGTTTATGCTACAATATGAAGTGAGACAATGGAGTGTGTCAACGCCTACCTTGCAGGGGTCTTCGAAGCAAAAGGAAGCGTCGGGATACGTCAGGACAAGGGTTACCTCTATCCATTCGTCGCTATCAGAAGTAACAATCTCGCCTTACTTGAAACCGTTAAGCTCCTCTTCCCGAAGTTTAAAGGTCCAGCTTCTGTCGGAAACCGTTCATTCGGAATCTTCCTCTACCGTATGTCTGATATCCGTGAATTTGTCGAGTCAATTCGACCGCACTGCATTACAACTGTTAAGCTCCTCGATAGACTATTAGAATTTATATCTTGTAAACAGTATGGTAAGCAATCATTCCGTGAATTGCAGTTACTTGAAGAGATTAGAAACTTCAAACCAGAGGTGAGTGTATGGTTACCGTCAGTGATGTGCGTCAGTTCCTGAAGGACCTACCGATAGACTTTGTTAGTGACGAAGCGATTCAGAAGCAGATCGAGCTAGCTCAGTTTATCGTCTCACATGAAAACGGTGGGTATGCAACAAGTGACGAAATCGAGAAAGCAACTCTAGTGGCAGCTGCATACTATACTGCTCTTGCATACGCATCAGAGGTTGAACGGTCACTTAACGTACTTCCACCATCACTCATCAACTGGCTCGATCTACTGAAGCAAGCCTACGAGAGAGTTCTCGAATACATACGGTCAGGTGTTCCTCCATTCCCAGTGAACCTTATAACTCTAGTTGCTGATTGTTCAGAATCGCTAATCGACTACCTCTCAGGTGGTGATCCATGACAACATGGCGTGAGGTCTACGTAGATATTATCGATGCAATCAAATCAAAGATCTCACAGCTTACAGACGACCAAGGCAGTGCACTTTTCGATGCTGTCTACGTTGGATTCTCAGCTGCACCAAAACAATACCCGTGTTGCTTTATTCTTCCTGATCGTGTACGTCCGTCTCCAGCTGCACCCGAATCAACTGTCTACGATATCGGTATTGAAATTCGGGTGATCTCACGGAGCCCCTCTTCTGAAGCAGGTATGAAAGACGTTGTCTATCGACTTGGTAAAGTTGAGGACACACTGATTGACGATCGCACGCTCAATGGTTTGGTTGACAACCTCGAAATTACCGAAATCCGTCCAACTGTGACTGTTCGTATAACACGTGAACGGCATGAGGGTTCACTCCTCGTGTCGTTACGAAAACTGATAAGGAGGTGAGAAAATGGTAAGGTTTATCGGAATAGGCATTGAGACAACGTACGGAGAGGCTGCAACCATAACTGACTACATCGATGCTGTCAGTGAGAGCATAACTGGTGGTCAGTCCTTCATCGATGTCGAGACGGCTGGTACACGGTGGATACGTGAACGGGTTCCTGGACCATGGTCAGAGAGTGGCTCCTTCGACATAATCGTCAACGCTGACAACATCACGAAGATACTGAAGTGTGCACTCGGTGACGTTACAACTTCGGATGACGGAGGCTCACCAGCGGTTGCCTACAAGCACGAGTTCAAACCGTCTAGCACTCTACCGTCGTTCACACTCGAAGTCTGCCCGGATGTCGGTAGCTACTCACGACAGATCGTTGGATGTGGCATCACCTCACTACGATTCGAGGCACCTGCAAGAGAGCTGTTGACTGCATCCGTTGACATACTAGCGGCTAAGGAGAAGCTCATATCGCCATCGACGCCAACCTTCACGACTCGACGTCCGTTCGTCTTCTACGATGGTCAGATCAGCGGGCTCGTTACTGCCAACGTTGAGGCTTTCCGACTTACGATCGAGAACGACATCCCTGACGATGCTTTCGTCCTCGGTAGCCGTTTCCTACCAGGTCTCCGAGTACAGGGATTCACGGTGTCTGGTGAACTCGACCTGACGTTCCTTGACTGGGATGCCTACCAGAAGTTCCTTGGTTCGGCTTCAGCTACTGAACCCGGGACTACTGCAGAGTCCTACTCGCTAACAGCAACCTTTACGAGTCCAGAGGAAACTGGTTCCTCAGTAGCTGGTTTTGAGAACTACGAGCTAGAGTTCCACCTTCCGAAGATCTACCTTGACACTGCTGAGGCACACTTCGACAGACGTGACCGAATCGTTGAGACCGTGAGGTTCACTGCTGTCTACGACAGTACGGCTGACTACGTTGTTAAGGTTACGGTAGTTAACACGAAGTCAGAACCGTAGGCGAGTGGAAATGAGTACTCGTGACCTCGATGTACTGTTAAACGAAATCCGTCGAATTGACGAGCTAGTGCAGTCAATAACTCGTGATATCGTTCGTACAGTTGCTGAGGGCCTACGCCAACAAGCTCCTGTTCGAACTGGTATGATGCGTGAACTCATCGACTGGTCATGGTACGAGGACTTCGGATACATACAAGTCTCCCGACCTTTTATTCTTTGGTTGGAGTCAGGAAGCCTCCCACCGACTGGTATGTTTAGGGTGGGAAGGCGTGTACGCTACAGGCGAACTGGATTTCAACCCTATTGGTTTCTTCGCCGAACATTGTTCTCGATTGGAATACCGATCGATCGTGTGTTAGATGAACATCTAAGGAGGTGGCCAAGGTGAATATCGAAGAGTATAAGAAGAATGTTCGGAAGAAGGTCAAGTTGCCGTCTGGTCTAGAGCTGACCATCCGACGTATGAGCCTCCGAACATTTGTACAGCTCTACGACGTCTGGCCAGTCAAAGAACCCGACCCGAGAGACCCGACGTTCATCAAGTTGCTACCACAGATTCTCGAAATCGTCCTACCAGCTTGTGTCGAAGAGATCCCTGAACAGCTTGACGTCGACGACCTGGCTCCAGGTGACGCGATGGAACTACTCACCGAGATCTTCGAGTTTAGTAGCTTAACTGCTGTTGAAATGAGTAAACAACGAAAGTTTCGCTGAGTCACAACTCGGTCTAGCTGTCGGTATCGTTGCCCAAACATTCGGTGTGCGTCCTAGTGAGATTCTCCATATCGAGGATGAACTCCAAGCTTTCTTCTTTGATATGCTAATTGCAGTGACATTAATGAGAGAGATGTCCGAACCAACTTCGGTTAAGGAAAAGATCATGCGACGAAGAAGACAGCTGGGTCTAGCGTGATGAGCCATGCCGTTCGACTACGAGAAGTACGTTAGGATTTGGTTCGACTGGGTCATCAAGCACCCTGATGTACCGAAGCGGATCGTAGCTGACATGGAAATGCTACTGGGTTCGCTAAAAGACGTCGACCGCATCATGCGTGCACGTGGTATTGAGTTTAAGGTTCCTCCAGAAGTTCTGAAAACATTCAAACTTTTGAAGGAGAGTACTGACGACTATCGTCAAATCGCAGAGTCTGTAACTGAGTCACTTGACGTGGTCCGGGACGTACTCGCTTCCGTCGATCAAAATGCTGTACGTCTCGGGACCGATATCACTGCGATGGGCGCAACATTTGAACGGTTAACTGATGTGTCTGAGGACTTCATGTTCCTCTACAAGAAAGGTCAGGCACTTTATCGATTCTTTGCACGTGTCGACGGTATGCTGGATAGCATAAAACGTCGAGCCGAAGATGCCGGTGTGGCGATGACGACTTGGATGCGACAAATGCGACGACGATTCCGTCTGCCGGTTCCAGGTCCAGCCGCGACTTACTACGGCATCCTTCGAATGCGTCGAATCGCCCGTGAGAACATTCGAATGCTTCAGAACCAGCTACGATGGGCGAGGGCAAACATAAAGCAGGACTATAAACGTGGAATTGTGATGCGTGAGCTTGCAAGGAAGATCGCGTTCGCTGAAGCAGCTGCGAAAGACCTCTACGAAACTGGACAGAAGATTTTACCGTGGACCCAACGTCTGACTGAAGCATCGAAGATAATGATTGAGCTCCCACGGAAGAAACTCGAATACGACATTATCGCTCGTAAGATAACAGCTTCTGGTGAGGAAGTCCGTAAGAAGTTCCGTGACATCGCAAGTGATGTTGCCGAGCTCGAGGAGCGTATCGACCAAGCCTTCAAACCAGCAGAGGAGGAAGTGGAACTATTTCGTCGATCAACCGAGAGTCTTGCTGAGTCTGCAGATGCCGTCTTTGGTGGAATGGATACGACAGGCATGGACGAATTCGCAAAGTCGGTTGCAACGGTCCGGACACTTTGTGAGGAACTTGGTCGTGATGCTGAGGAATACCTACAGCCACTATTCCGTTATGGTGAGACTCCGGAGGCACTTGAATACCTCGATTGGGTCATTCAAAAACTGCGTGATGACCTAGATGTACTCCGACGAACTGGCGGACGTGCATTCGAAGACCTAAGGACAAGAGCTCGAGAAGTTCGTGCACTTCCCGCTGCGTTACCAGGGTTACCTGAATTACCTCCTGCTTCAATCTTCGATCGATTACAGGCACTCTACTACCGTCTTCGTCACAATGTCACACGTGCAATCTCGCCGTTGCGTGGTTTATTCTCCTCATGGAAGTTCGAGGCAAGACGTACAGCCGACGTTAACTACTTTGCGGTGCGAAGTTTCTACGATCTCTGTGACTCACAGCGACAGCTTGCACGTGACATGATCTATCAGTACTTCCAGTGGCTGAACGTATACAAGGTTGTGCGTGACTACATTGTCCAGCTTTACGATGCTGCTGGAATGCAGGAGATTCTTGGCGCTTCCTCACAACAGCTTTCCCGGCGTATCAGTAACCTTGCTGCACGCATAACGAACGCAATTCTTGCTGGTAAGGAGCAGGAAGAGCAGCAACGTAGTGCTGGGGCAGTCTTACGTAGGTTCATGCGTGAGATCGGACGGACATCTTGGCGTCTGAGCTGGTTCGGATACCGTATGGTAATGGTCGGTAGGATACTCTCACGTGCATGGATTCCGCGAGTACAAGACGCAGTTGCAGCCCTAGTCAACTGGCAGAAGACATTGCCAACTGTAATGCTTGCTATTGGTATGCTCGCGGGAACGATGAACCTTACACAGGAACGGTTTGAAGGCCTCTGGGACACTGCAACGAGGATCATCGAACAAGGTCCGGAGATGGAAGCCGCATGGTTCCACTTCTCTGCTGCACTACTCGGAATTTCGGCTATCATCGGTGAACAGGTGAAGCCGTTACTGTTCGCACTTGGTGATATGCTTCTGAGACTCGCTCCAGTTATTGAGACTACACTTGCACCTGCCCTTCAGAGCCTTGTCGATATGATCATCCAAAACTTGCCACTCATAGAGCAAATTATTGCGCAAGCACTACCTGCATTCGCTGAAGGCTTCAAACTTGGTGCCCAAGCAATGATAACTTTCATGAAGTTCTTTGCACCAGTTCTACCCGGACTTGCTAAGTTGCTGGGAGTTATGCTCGCATTTGCACCGATACTCGAACCAATTGGACACTTACTGTACTTCGTGGGCACTGCATTTGCTGGACTTGCAATGACTGTTGCATTCGTCTCAAGTGTCTTATCTATTGCACAGACAGCGCTGAGCACACTTGCGATGACACTCGGCTTGACAAACCCCGCCACTGCTGCACTCATAGCAG